GGAACATATCCATCAATAATTCCATTCATGATGCCACCGGAAGGAACATATCCATCAATAATTCCATTCATGGTGCCACCGGAAGGAACATATCCATCAATAATTCCATTCATGGTGCCACCGGAAGGAATTTATCCATCAATAATTCCATTCATGGTGCCACCGGAAGGAATTTATCCATCAATAATTCCATTCATGGTGCCACCGGAAGGAATTTATCCATCAATAATTCCATTGGTAATGCTGCCAGAAGGAATTTATCCATCAATAATTCCATTAATAATGCCACCAGAAGGAGTATATCCACCATTAATAGAAGACGATGATTTAGAATAATTTAATATATAAATAAATCTATTCATTTATATATAATGAGTTATCATACTTCGCCAGATGATGGTTGGTATCTTAAAACGATTTCATCAGCTACACCCATAACGTGGAAACAAGCTAAAACAAAATGGCTACAACAATGGAGTTGGTCAAGTATGTTGGTTTCTTCCCCTATATATTATTTAACAGGAGCGCCTATACCAGTTGACACAAATGTTACCAGTGAGAACTGGGCACCTATGTACGTAGATGAAAATACTATTTTGTCGCCCGATGTAGCTTATTGGATAAACGTTGTTCAACATACAGAAGGTCCAGTACCTGAGCCTGAACCAGAACCTGAACCTGAACCCGAGCCAGAACCTGAACCTGAACCTGAACCTGAACCTGAACCCGAGCCAGAACCTGAACCTGAACCTGAACCCGAGCCTGAACCTGAACCTGAACCTGAACCCGAGCCTGAACCTGAACCTGAACCTGAACCCGAGCCTGAACCCGAGCCTGAACCAGAACCCGAGCCTGAACCCGAGCCTGAACCAGAACCCGAGCCTGAACCCGAGCCTGAACCTGAGCCAGAGCCGGAACCTGAAGGAGAACCTGAACCTGAGCCAGAGCCGGAACCTGAAGGAGAACCTGAACCTGAGCCTGAAGGAGAACCTGAACCTGAAGGAGAACCAGAACCTGAAGGAGAACCTGAACCTGAGCCTGAAGGAGAACCAGAACCTGAAGGAGAACCTGAACCTGAGCCTGAAGCTGAACCAGAGCCAGAGCCTGAAGCTGAACCTGAAGCTGAAGCTGAACCTGAGGCGGAACCTGAAGCTGAAGCTGAACCAGAGCCAGAGCCTGAAGCTGAACCTGAAGCTGAAGCTGAAGCTGAAGCTGAACCTGAGGCGGAACCTGAAGCTGAAGCTGAACCTGAAGCTGAACCAGAGCCAGAGCCTGAAGCTGAACCAGAGCCAGAGCCTGAAGCTGAACCTGAAGCTGAAGCTGAACCTGAAGCTGAAGCTGAAGCAGAACCTGAAGCTGAAGCAGAACCTGAACCTGAGGCAGAACCCGAGGCAGAACCTGAGGCAGAACCTGAGGCAGAACCTGAGGCAGAACCAGAAGCCGAACCAGAAGCCGAACCAGAAGCCGAACCAGAAGCAGAACCTGAGGCTGAACCTGAAGCTGAACCTGAGGCGGAGCCAGAAGTAGAGTCATATGTACTAAGTTTTTATATGGTGGGAAGAACTGGTAGTGGTACTGCTTCAGATGGTAGTACTCATGGTCCAAATGCAACAGCTATAAAATATACAATTAATAATGTTACAACAACATTAGATACAATAACACCTCATACTAATGCATGGACTCCATATTCATACACAGTTGATTTAACAAATATTAATAATTTAACACTAACATTTGAAAATACTGTAACTGCTATAGATAAGGATAATGGTCTAGCAAATGTAAGTTTAATACGTAATGGTGTTAATTATGTTGTAAATGGTAATTTTTCGTCTCCGGACTACAGTAGTACATATTATAGTATTGACACACAGTATGTTGTTTATCCGACAGACACGTCAACACCACTTACTGATTGGTCAGGAAACTATGTAATTGTAAGTGACACAACTCCTTGGAATTATCCAAGTTATGGTAATGGTAGTATTATAATATCTTTACAAAGTACAACCTCTGGTTCAATAGAACAAGAAATCAATTTTGGTTCGGAACCAGAACCTGAAGCAGAACCAGAACCAGAACCAGAGCCAGAACCTGAAGGAGAACCTGAACCAACATTCACGGTTCCATTTTATGATTATGGCAATATAGTTGAGGCTGATTATTCAACAGTACAAGAAGTTTTTATAAATTCGTTAAACGCTAATCAAAGTTATGGTAATACAATAGTTTATACTACAAATACTAATAGTAACACTGACACTTCAGCCAAAGAGAATCCGGGTCCTTTGGATTATATGAATTACTCTAGTAACTGTTATACAAGTTATGGAAATAATCTAATTCCAGTGAATTATTTAGTTGATGCTAGTTATGATCAATATATGAATTGTTTTTATTATGACCTCTCTCATAGTACCCAAGGATCTGGTGATTTAACAATGACTTTTAATAAAGCAGGTAGAGTAACAATAGTATGGGGTAATGGATATATTTCGGATGTTAGTTCTAATATAGTTTATTTAGATTTAAATGGTGTAAACAAAGTAAAAGCCAATAATGGTGATGTTCAAATAATAAGCACTTATGAAGTGTCTCAAGATGATGTATTAACAATATGGGAATATAAATCTGCAATATTATTATTTCAAATGATGTTTTGGGAAAGTGATATATCAGAGCCTGAACCTGAACCTGAAGGAGAACCTGAACCTGAAGGAGAACCTGAACCTGAACCTGAACCTGAACCTGAACCTGAACCTGAACCTGAACCTGAACCTGAACCTTAAACTATTGAAATGATATAAATAGAAATTAATAGAACATATAAATGCAATTATTTATATGTCCACCATTTAGAAATTATATAGATCTACCTTTTGCTACGTCAATAAAAGGGAGTTACACATTACATGAACGTGATTGACTACTATATCAAATACTCAAAACATTGCGATATTCATTTGTAGATAATGGTTGGGTCAATAAAATCGGATTACGCAATAAAGGGATTGATCATATGTTTAAAAATTACAATTACCAAAGCGTGTATAGTTTAGCAATATTAGATCCAAGCGACATATCGAAAATGGTAGAAAAAATACCAGCATCGGCAAATATTGAAATCAATATTAGTTGTCCACATGCGGAGAAATCAATGGTTTATCAAGGGCTTAAGCCGTTTCAAAATACTCAACGCAAATGGTGTATAATTAAACTCAGTCCATTAGTTACAATGGATACAATAAATGATCTATATCAGCAAGGATTTAGGCAATTTCATATAAGCAATACATTACCAACTTCACGCGGAGGTGTACAAAGTATTTATGATGCGGAACTGTATAAAACTGCCGGTGCCAATCATATTGGTATTAGTACATTGCTTTTTCATCCATTAAAAACGATTTCATTTTATAACGATTGGAAAAAATATAGTAAATATATATAATGGCACCTCGTCGTAAGAGTATGCGCAACATGCGTAAATCCAAGAAACCCAGAGTTAGCAAAGCTAATAGAAGAACACGCAAGGTAAGAACAATGAAGAAAATGAGAAAAAACAAAATGTCTATTCATAAATTGCTTACTGATATACTATAAATTCTACACTCGTCAAATATATAAATCCTAAATTTATATATTTTCATAAATGCGCTTTATTTAGCACCATTACAAGCCCCACAACGTTTTGGTCTTTCCATCATTAAATTTGTAATATTTTTTGGCGGTAAAGATATGATTTGTCTCTTTGCCATTGTTGGCTGTGTTGGTTTTTTATCATTGATCACAGATTTTTTACTAAATTTCATTGCAAACATTATATTATATTATAACAAAAAAATTGAAAATAAACAACACATGTTAGATATAAATATATAATTACATAAATGATGACTACCGATTTAAGAAATTTAAATGTGGAGAAGTTAACAAGGAATCCGAATATGAAACCTAGGCGTAACCCTATTCATATTGATTTTATCGATGATTCTAGTCAGGTATTTAAAAAGTTCAACTTCAAAGATAGCGATAAACTATTCAATGGTGGACATAATATTATATATATCAACGATGATTTCACATTACGTATAACACGTTTAACCTTTCAACCAGAAAACGAGAAGTTTGATAATAATTTACATATGAACACCAATCAGAAAATGAATGATGAAATCGTATTGAAAAAAGCATTAAAACATAAGATGTCGCCGAGAGTATATTTATTCAGTAATATTATGATAAATAATAAAATTCACAGATATTGCGTGATGGAATCATATAATACATGTTTGAGTAAGTTTTTGAAAAGAAGACAATATGTAAATGTGTTGAAAACCCCGGAGTGCGTATACAAAAACAAGGATGAAATATTTACAGATATAGCTTCCCAGGTGAAAAATCTATGCGAAAAAATAATAGAAATTGGAATAGTGTATTACGACTTCAAACCCGATAATATTGTTGTCAATATAGATGATAATACCGGGAAAATATCACTCAATATGATTGATTGGGATAGTGAATTTTGTGTCGAAGAAGAATATTTGAAAGATAATGAAGACGCAGTATTGTTTTTGAACATGTGTATATGTGGTTATTACATGTATATATACATTGGATTAAATGTATTGATGTATGAAATAAACAGAATGATGACACCCAATTTAATCGACAAATGCGTGAATCTTTTATTCCAATATGATACTGAATATATAACCATAATATTACATTACTTTTATATATCATTTGGCATGAAACACAATGAAAAAGACAATTTTGATATAAATGATACAGCACAGAGAGAATTTCTTAAAAAAAAAGTAATCGACCAGATGATGAAATATGCGTATCGATTGGATTATACGTGATCATTGCCAATAATAGACAATTCGCCGACTAAGTTGGCTTCGCCATGTTCATCCCATACAAATTGTAGAGCGTACATTTCCACACCATTTTTTTTTGCTTGATAAAATGCTTGACGGTATGTGGCATCTATTACACTTGGTTGGAAATATTGCGCGTCTTCCCGTTGAATAACATAGCACATTATTGATCTATACTCGTGTTGTGCCAAATATTGTAGATCATGTAAGTGTTTCAATGCCCGTGGGCTAATGGGTTCTTTGGCCGTTTTTCTATATCCGTCAGGGAAATACGCAATTTTGGAATTATACGGCAAATCGTCAAACATGTCGTAATCGAGTTTCTTTTTTTCTTTTTCAGTACAATCTATGTAGTCCGCAAGTGGAACATTTTTCACTTCCAATACAAATTTCTGACCATTTTTGTCTATTCCTGCGAAATCGAATCGGGAGTTTGTATTTTCGATGTGTTTTTCTCTGGCAAAATGTTGAACATCTTGTAAAAATGGCAGCTTATTTTTTTGAAAACATAGATGTACCAGTGTTTCGGCTAATTTAGGATTTATACCGACGTAAATATTCCGCTCTATTTTTGGTTCATAGAAATATGATATCTGTGCGGTATATAAACAGGTTTTAGGTTTGTCATTTTTAGTAACCAATATATTGCTCTCTTTGTCACACAACCCACAACACCCTAATGCGGGAGTATGAATTTGACAAAATGCGTCTTCTACTAATCCATCTGCTACATACGGTGTTTTACATATACTTGAGGGCCTTTTCTGTATATTACAATTATAAACTTCTAAGTTCAGCATTTTTATATATTGATTATTTCTAGTGAAAAAATTATCAATTTTTGATGTAAAACTATTACGTTAATATTGAGTAAAAAATACATAAAATAATGTATATGTTGACTAATGAAAATATATATGATGTAATAGACAAATATATAGATAAAGATGAAGCCACTATAAATACTTATGGAAATATTTCGTTTTGGGATACATCCAAGGTAACCAATATGGATAATTTATTCAAAAATAAATTGGAATTCAATGAAGACATTTCATCATGGGACGTATCAAATGTTACAAGTATGACAAGTATGTTCCATAATGCTAAGAAATTCAATAAACCGATCAACTCGTGGAATACTTCCAAGGTAACAAACATGGATCATATGTTCGACAATACATATTTATTTAACAAAAATATAAGCGACTGGGATGTGTCGAATGTTACTTCTATGACACACATGTTTTATAACACTTTTAAATATAATCAACCTTTAGATTGGAGCAGTTTAGAATCTCTAGAAAATACTAATTATATGTTTTATCATGCGTCTTTATTTAATCAAGACATTAGTTGGAATACTCCTAATTTGAAATCGATAAAAGCAATGTTTTTTGGCGCAATCGCATTTAATTCATTTATTCAGTGGGATACATCCAAGGTAACAAATATGTCTTATTTATTTAATAATACACATAACTTTAATGACGAAGTGGATCATTGGAATGTTACTTCAGTGACAAACATGGAATCAATGTTTCAAAATGCTCATAAATTTAATCAGTCTTTGGAAAAGTGGGATGTGAGAAATGTGACGGATATGAAATTCATGTTTTTCAATGCTAAAAAATTCACTCATAATTTAAAATTATGGGATGTTGAAAGTTGTTATGATTTTCAGAATATGTTTAAAAATGCGGAAAAGTTTCAAACGAAGTACAATGTTGGAAATACACCTATGTCGTATTTTTTTAACGAACCGTTGACGGATATGAATTTGTATCAGGCGGTTGATTTATGGTTCAAAGACAAAGACAAAGCGGAAAGAATTTATGGTACTATAGAAGATTGGAATACATCGGCTGTGACAAATATGAGCAATCTTTTCAAAGGTAGACAAAAATTTAACGAGAATTTACATTTTTGGGATACTTCGAATGTGACAAATATGAGTCACATGTTTATGAATGCGAAGTCTTGTTCTTGTAATATAGAATATTGGGAAGTATCAAATGTCAAAGTATTTGATAACATTTTTTTAAATTCCCCTATGACTGCTTCATGGGTTCCTAAACCCGTACCTGCTCCAGTACCAGTGAAAAAAACAACGCCTGCTCCTGCTCCAGTACCAGTGAAAAAGCCCATACCCGCACCTGCTCCTGTACCAGTGAAAAAACCCGCACCTGCTCCTGTACAAATTAACAAAAAACCCGAAAATATACCACAACCATGTGATAAGCCAAAAACACCTGTTATACCAAAATTAGTCCCCCCATCACCACCGCCAGTCAAAGAAGTTGTAGAAATAGTTGAACCAATTAAAGAGAAAAAAATGGATTCTTTGACAACGCCAACACAATCATCATTAGTGGGACAAATGAAAACATTCAAACGTGTATCATTGAATGAATATAATAATGAAAGTCGTAAACAAATAGAAGTAGTAGATACTTCTCATCAAGTGATACCGAAGAAACAAAAAATGCCTATAGTATTTGGTAATCAGAAAAAAATAAAATTCTATGTATAAAAATTGATTTTTTTTTACTGTATATAGATCTAAATACAAAACCCGTCAAGTCCATAATAATGACTGTAGAATATTCTCAACTAACAAACGAGGCGCGTCAGGAAAAGATAGAATATCAAAAAGAATACAATCGACAGAACAAAGAAAAGGTAGCAGCATATCAACAAATCTACTATAGAGAAAAAAAGCAACAAATAAGAGAACGGCTTAATGAAAAAAAGGCTTCTTTAACAAAAGAGGAAAAACAGAAACGTTTAGAGCGAGGACGCGTATATGCGGAAAAATGGAAAAGCAAATTAACTGATGAAGAAAAAGAGCGCTACAGAATGTTACAGAAACAATATCGCGAAAAGAATCGCGAAAAGCTCCGCAGTTATAGAAAAAGTAAAAAAGTACATACAGATGACACAGCGGAGTTAGTAAAAATAAATGACCCCAAGTATTTTGTATGTTACTGTGGAAAAGTAGCAATGAAAACAAACAAATTGCGTCATGATGAAAGTACTTGGCATGTAAACTATATGAGAGAAAATAATATTACTTGTACATTTATTGAATAAATACCGGAATATATTTTGTATTTTTATAAAATATATTATAATGGAAATAAACGAAATATTATTTGAATATATCAACGACGAACATACTTCATTAAATGAGTATTTTTTTCTAGTTGCTTGTGAAATAGGTTATATAGATTGGATACAATGGGCTCGTCATATAGATAATAATTTAGCATATAATATGAAAGACAATATGCCATTTAAAATAGCATGTGAAAACAATAACATAGAAATGGTCAAATATATAGCGAAATGTTGTCCAAATATGGAATTCGGTAGCGGTGATTTTTTTTTACGCGAATTGAAAGATCACAACTATAAATTGGCACTATTAACTTATGACCTGTTACCACAACTATATGATTGTCTTTCAATGGATGATAAAATGGATGTTTTTATGTCGTGGTGTGATGTAAATTATGAAATGGCGCAATGGTTCTTTGAAAAATTTCCGGATATACCTATTCATATTGAAAATCATTTTTTATTTATAGATGCGTGTATTAATAACAATATAGAATTGGCTAGTTTATTGGCACTAGTAAAACCATCATGCTATTATATAAACATATATGATGGTAACATTATACATTGGGACATACAGTTTACTTTGTCAATAAAAAACGAAATAGCCAGAGAAGATATTTCGTCAATAGAAAATTGTTATATTTGTTACGAAAACACATCTAATATAATAACAAAATGTAACCACTTTTATTGTATGAATTGCTTAGAGACACACTACGAGAAAAATAATGTGAAATGTCCATATTGTAGACAAGAAAATTATGAAAATAGCCTTTCACTAATTGTATGAAAGTTCAGTAGTATAAATATGTCTGTATCCAAATTGTGTAAAAATAACCAATCGATATTATATTTACAAAGAAAACAAGGAAAAGTTTGCGATTTATTCGTATTACGTGAAAATAAAGGGGGGGGGGATTAAAAAAGGGATACATAACTAATTTTAATTATGATGATTCACAAGAAGTCATGAAATATGGTGTATTTTTTTCGTCAAGCGATAATGACGCAAAGGATATTATTTATCCGGAATATACCACTACTGAATTGCTAGATTTATTAAAAGAAGGAAACACCATACCATTTTTAGAGAATATGAATATGAAAGTCTTCGGTAAAATGCTTCGAAGATATGTGAAAATGATTACTTAAATTATCCTCCAACTGGCAAAATCAGTGTTATAATTGTCACTGCTTGTGCGAATAATCTTATATTGGTTTTTCTTGTAAAAACGTCGACGTTGGAACCACTGATTTTGAAAGCAGTCATGACTGTCACATATGTCTACTATTATAGGATTGTCATGTTTCATACGCAATATACGTCCAACACTTTGGGTTATATCCGATTTAGGCGTGGCCATTATCAAACGACTCAATGTTTTTATATCCAATGCTTCCGCTGCCATAGCATATGTAGCAATAACAATCTGCTTTGTTTCTGTTTCTTGTAAGTCTTTTTGTTTCATTCCACCTATATAATATCCAGCACTAGCTATTTCCATATGCGTCACTTTTTCATATATGTATTTCAGCAGTGATTTATTATGTGCCAAAATCATAATTTGTCCTTCGGGATTCTCGTCGATCAAATCGCGTATTATACGAACAACGAAGTCACTACGTGGGCCATATTCGCACAGTTTCCGTATCATAGTACTATATTTCGTTTGACCGCGAAAATCCACATCAACAGTATTGAAATCATCATCTAAACTATGATAATCTATTACACGCACCGTTACTTCGTCTTCGCCTTCGCGCTTTTCACTGTAAATTTTAGGCCCTATAAACATATACAATAATTTCGTCAACTTGTCCTTGCGCTCCACCGTGGCAGAAATACCCAACATGTATGGTGTAATTGTTTTTAGCAACGTTTTCGAGAATTCTTCACTACCAATACGATGTACTTCATCTATGACTGTTAGTCCAAACTGATCATATATACTTTGTTCATATGTCTTGGTATACATCGTTTGTATCATTCCAATAACAATATCTTTGTCTTCTACGTCGCATATTTGGGCTTGTATTTTACCTACTCGAGCACTAGGTACAAATTCTTCAATGCGTTCTATCCATTGATTCATCAAAAATTCCTTGTGAACCAATATTAATGTTTTTTTCTGGATATTACACATGATTTTCAGTGCCATTACAGTATTATGAGTTACTGTAAAATCACCTAAAAGAAATCGTCGATTACCGTCAATTTCAAATCCATAATAATCATCAACTTCTAATTTTTCTATTAGAATTTCATACGTTAAATCATAATTATTCGTCGCGAAGGTTGCTCTATATCCTAGATATTTCTCTCTATTTTTCAGTTTCAAATAATCTAATATACAAATGTCTAGTATGTTTCCATTATCTTTGTGTTTTAGTGATAAAATGTGACTTTCATTCACAATATAAGGATCACCTTTTTTCGGTATGATTTTATACATTTGTTCTTTACCGCGAGCTAAAGATAAAACCTTTCTAGGCGTAGAATCATCGCCCATTATACTATCACCTATACATATATCTTGAACTTTTTTTATGCTACCATCATACATAATTATAGGTGTATCTATTCCAAGACATTTTCCCTTACCACATGGAACCTCTAATATCCCACCACCACTGCCATTTTGAACATGGTCCATATATACTTTAATAATTTCTTCTTGATAATCACGCAATTGTTTGGTAAATTCCAATTGAACATCCTCACCTGGACTAGTTTCGGTTTTTGTCGGTATACCAAATCGTTGTTCGCCGTAAAACCGAGGAACATATAGTTTATTGGAATTTTCGCGATACACTGGGAATGATTCCACAGCAGCTTGACCATACCGTTGACCCGGAGTCACAGGTTTCAGCGTGAGTTCATTTTTGATTTCTTCTATTTGTTTATCATTTAATTGCGACTTATGAACAGTGTAACCTTTCTTTCCCAAATATCCACATGTATCTGTCATAACTTATAACTATGTTATATATTTATAAGTATATACTTTAATCTATTTCAATTTTTCTTTATTTTTCAAAGTTTTCCCACCTTTTAAACGTTTCTTTGCCAATAATCCCAAAGGATCCCAAGGTTCTAATTTAATTGCATTGGATTTCAATGTACCACGAATCTTCTTTGATAAAAAGCGTTTATCAATAACCACTTCAAGTACATAATCTTCGAACCAATTCATTGTCATTTCCATATCTCCGTCCATTTCATTGTATTCGCCCCATGAATTTTCCACTAACCAACGATTGATTTTTCCATTTAATTTATTATATCCTTTAATGATCATTGCGTGATTTAAACTATTGATATAATATTGAATCTTTTGCCCCTTTGTCATTTGAATAGAATCGCCAAAAATAAGTTCATATTTCATCATTTCTTTGTCTAATATCCCAGTAGTTTTATCACTGTATTTACTTACATCGCAACCGAACCAAAATGGTTGTTTATGATCAATGGAACGTTTACACATTTCCGTCATAATATCCATGGGTACATTGATATAGTTCGTGTTTTGCCCGTCGACTACGTTGCCCAAATATTTAATATCATATTTTTTATAATAAGGTCGGGTTTTATCGGGAACATGGACCAAACATACCATATCCTCAATCTTATATGGTACGTGCTTGCGATAAAAATCCAATGGTGTAATATCCTTTATTACTTTGTATTTTTTCTTATCTTTGTTACCACTGTAATATTCCCATGTAAGTTTCTGTGGTGGTTCTCCAAGAAATATCACCAATATTTTGTAGACTTCTTCCATGTATTTTTCGATCTTCTTTGAACCCTTTCCACTTCTAATCTCAAAAGCAAAAGTTTTCAATCTTTCGTTTAACACGTTACTCAGCTCATTACTACGGGAACTTGCGTATGTTTCATTCATCGAAGACTTCGGTATAACACCGTATTTTAGTACTAAGTTCACCAACATATTCCACTGCCCACCGTCGTCGACTGGTGGGCTCATAAGAAACTCGAAGATACGACTATCATTTGGTTGATCTTTTGTTTCCATTATATTATGTAAAAAATAATTGGCCTTTTCCAATTTATCGTAAAAAAACAAATAATTTTGACTAAATTCGAAATCTTCGTCCAATTTATATTTCTTTATCATTTGAAATCTCATCAAATTCAGAAGCGCAAAAATCCAACATCGTCCACTGTCTTTTTGATCCGTATTTTTCACTTTAATATCGATCTTGTTTGAGAAAACATGATTTCTATTCTGAACTTTATCGCGATTCACCACCAATGATTTCAATCTATTATTTGAAACCGCATTCTTCAACAATTCATTTTGTTCATCTTTGTTGAAAGTATGTGAAAAATTTTGTAGATCTTGACTTGTTATATTCATATATATAATAGAAAATATTTAAAATTCGAATTTGTCGGCTTCCATAATCTCAATACCCAATTTTTTCGCTTCTTCCACTTTGCTGGAACTATTATCCAAACTCTTGACTAAAACCAAATGAGTATTTTTGCTTACATTTGAACCCAACTTTACTCCAATTAACTTGAACTTTTCTTCCAAATCTTTGTCTCTGAATCCTGTCATAACAATTGTTTTACCATTTAATACATGTTCCTGTATTTCGACTTTATCTTGTTTTGATTGTAACTTATCTGTCAGTTTACACTCGTCCAAAAATGCCAAAAAATTGGGTATGTTATCGACAAACAATTGGGCGGTTTTTCGTTCTATACCCTTAATCTTTGACAAAACATCAACATTTTGTACACTTTTATTAGTAAATACATCCGGATGTGCGTCATAAATCAATTGAATCTTCTTTTCGCTGAAGCCGCGTCCCATAGTATTTGAAACCGCCGCCAAAGTGACAATGGATGCGCCTTGTATTTTGTTCTGTATACCACTGTGGATCTTTTCCGCCATTTTTTCTTTGAATCCTTCTATTCCCAATAATTGTTCCTTTGTCATATGGACGATTTTACATATATCATTGTAACCAGCCGCTATCATTTTTTTAACATTTCCCGCGCCCATTCCATCCACTTTGATCCCTTGAAAAAAGAGTGTGATTGTTTTCTCTAACACACTGGCATCCGCATTTTTGTCTTTCAACATAATGTCTACACCTGTATCATTATAAACATATTCAACTTCCGGCATTTTAGCCTTTTGCGCAGGTGTAGTAACAGACTTAATATAAGGAATGACATCACCTGAGCGCACTAACATGATCACTGCTCCTACTCCAATTTTATTTTTTTCAATAAATGCCGCGTTAAATCCAGTTGCGTATGTAATTGTCACTCCACCTAATACGATAGGTACAATTTGTACACGTGGTTTCAAATAGCCATCTTTAGAAGCGCTCCAAAGTACGTCGACTACATGAGCTTCAGCAACTTGATCTGATAAAACCATTTTAAAAGCAAACGCGTGTTTGGGATTACCACTAGTGCGACTATATACTTCGTCATTACATACAATAATACCATCGATTTCATAACCATATTCAGAACGCCATTGAACTAATATATCAGATAAAACGGGATTCGTCAATTCGTCTTTTGTCAAAGTGCGATTTTGTACACAATGAACATTCATTTGTTCCATGAGAGTCATTTGGAGCGAAGGTTTCAGTTCATCGACGCTGTGATCAGGATGTTTAATCACTTCATATGCGACGAAATCCAAATCGCCGTATTTTTTGGCATCTTTCGTTTTTTGATTGACAATACCAGCGACCAAATTGCGCGGATTAGCAAAAGTGGATTTATATTTGCTATCAAAAACGCTCTTCTTAATGATGAATTCACCGCGCATAACCAATCCGCGAATAGCCGGCAATTGTAAAAAAGGTATCATATGACTCACATCTTGACCCACTTTCCCATCGCCGCGAGTATATAACTTCGGTTTTTCGTCTTCGGTAGTATAAAGACCACTTACGCCGTCCAGTTTACATGAAATAATATAGGGTCCATTGTATTTAGATTTCCAAGATTCTAAAACACCACTATCGGGTTTAATTTTGTCCATAGACCACATTTCATATGGTAATGTTACTTTATTTTTAACAATGGCAGCACCCACATCTTTCAAAGCGGCATTGTTGGGATATTTTTTCTCGACGTATTCGCGCATTATATCATAAGCATTATCTTCCATCAATGGTTTACCGTCATCGTGAAACGCTTTATTTGCGGTCTTGATCATCGCAGTCAAATCCTTTTCTGTCAAAGATTCCAATACGTGAATACCATTAGACACAAAGGCCTCAATGTGTTCTTTAGCCGTTGTCTTCTTTTTGGTCGTCTTTTTAGTCGTATTTTTCATAGTTTCATTAGAAATAATCTGTTTAATTGTTTTTCCGTCATTGTTTTTTTCATGTAAAAAAGTTTTCTCTAAATTAGGCGATTTTTCCTTAGTTGTTTTACTGTATTTTTTCCTAGTACAATTGCCATTTACACAATTATTATTGACACAATCTTTGTCTTCTTTACATTGTTCACCTATTTTTGATTTTGGCATTTATATATTAACCTTATAAAATAATGATTATTTATCTTCAATTGCTCCTTCGGTTCTATCGCATGGATCCTTATATTTCATTTTCAAGAAATCAAATATTTCCTCTTCGCTCGAAAAGACTTTATCCACTTTGGCACCCTTTTTGCGCCCTTCCATTTTCGAAAACCCGTGTTCATTTAGAGTATATCCCATGCGCAATGCTCTCTCGCGCATTTCGGTGTTGAATTCTTTGCTTCCAGTGAAATACAATAACGCAAATGGATAAGCATCATCAGATGTAAATAAGAAGTCGACGCGACGAGCGATTTTATGACGAGGCAATTTAGCAACAACCAAACATTTAGTAGGTCCACGTGATAACACTTCTAATATCACCTTTTTTTCAATAAGTACGTCAATAAGATTTACATAATCATTCGCATTTCCTGTCAAAATCACGTCTATATCCCCTGAATCGGGTTTTCCACGGCGATAACTTCCGACAATTTCCATGTTTTCGCCATAATATTTCCGAAATAAAGTATTATATGCGTCGATTTCTTTCCGAGGAATACGTTTCAGTATGTCGTCATAATATGCCAACCCGATCCGCTGTTTGTCATTCAATAAATCCGTATGTTTTTTCAATTCGTCAATAGTGTATATACCTTCATTAATAATACTTTCGGCCTTTTTCTCCCCTACACCATAAATGTCCATAAATACACTCATGGCGCGATGTTGTTGTAACAATTGTCTTTCTTCATCCAAAATGGGCAATGTACCAGTTTTAGTGAAAATCTCTATTTTTTCCTGGATCGCTTTGCCAATACCGGGCATACCTTTAACATCATTAGGCCCTTGTATAGTGCCTTTGAAATTCGCAATGGAATCACGAGCATTAGAATATGCTTTAGCGCGCATAAATTCTTTGCGATTTTTCATAATAAAGGACAATTCATCCATGAGATTGATATAAGAACGTTGCATATTTAAGTATAAATATAACAGGAATAATAAATGTTGTATATGTTTTGTATTTTATTTCAATTTTTTAGATAAATGAATATATTATCTAATATTACAATATAATGGAAAAATACATAACAGTCAAAACATCCGTTTTAGAAATAATCGTATTTATCTTATTTGTACTATATTTATTATTTCCTGTAGAAACTCCTGAACCTTTGCTTTCTTTTGCCAATTCGTCGCTGGGAATGGTACTTGTAGTATTAGTAACATTGTACTTAGTATTGTATAGTCATCCTGTTTTAGCAATTGTTGCTCTTGTGGCTGCTTTTGAATTCTTCAGACGCAATTCTTCAACTGAAGGAAGACCTGCTAAGCACGTATCTTTTGATTTGAGTCAAGATGCCAAAGATGTTGAAATGAAAAAAATGAACCCACCAAAAGAGAAATCATTAGAAGAAGATGTTATTGGAAAAATGGCTCCTATTAAATATGAATATGTAGACACCGCATTTAAACCGGTGGTTGATAACACACACCACGCAATGTCATTGTAAAATAATAAAATTATAGTATAAATTTATTATTTAGCCTCGGGGCTATGATAATCTTCTAGGGTTTATAGAACCAATACTACTACTATCATCACTAAAATCACTAATAATAGTACTACTACTACTACGAATACCAGTCGCATCATCACTATCAGCATCCCCAGCAACGTTATCACATTTTGCCATTTTTAATGCGCATAATAAAAATCTAGCATTCTTCCATGCTGTTTTTACGGCTTCATCATCATAAATATTAACACTATCGGGTAGACCAAATTTATCAACACTTCGTTTTTTCATATAAGCAATAATACTAAATACAATTGTCAATATAATAAGTATAAAACTTGTCATTAAATTCTTGACAAGATCTTCGTCTGTTTTAGAGACAGATACAATAACGATACTTGTGATAATTACAGCAAACAATCCGAAAATTTCAAAATAATTCAAATATTTTATTATTGCTGTCCAGTCATCTATACCAAACATGACCAATAAACTTCCAACACCTTTGTACATTAAGTTGATTGAATACCATATGCCAGCTACCACTATAAAAAATATCGCAATGCTTGACATAGCCAGAGTTTCGGCCACACGATTATCGTATTGTTGATTTACATTAGCGCTATAAGTAGGTACAAGAGGTGAATCAATCGGTAAATTGTCACACTCCATATAACTTGATCCAGAAACGTCAAAATTCACCAGTTGTCCATTAGCATCTACAAAATTTCCGGAAGCATCAGGAACTGCTACTACTTCGAACCCTTCAAATAAAGATTTAGGTTTAGAAGAAAAAATGGGATTCTTAGCCAAAGTATTGAATTTGGAATGAACATCAATAGGATGTGTAAAAGTCACCAAAATTCCATCAGCAGTTTCCGTATAAATACAGTCATCCTCATTTTGTAAAACGCGGTTTAAATCTATTTCAACATGACTATTTTCAAACAGCTTATCGATTTCATTTTCAGGCATCAATCGTTCAGTATTCAACAATATGCGTAAGTATATTTTCTTACCATAATTACACGTACATTCATTTTCAATGATCATTTCGCCATCAGAATCATTATTATTGGAAAAAACATACAAATTTTTACACACGTATTTTTTCAATTCCTTATTATCACTCAAAACAATATTCGGTTCATTTGGTTGACCTTCATATACAAAATGTAATCCCTTATCTACCCCGGATTTTACCGCTAAAATATTATAAAAATTATATTTTAATTCTTTGTCATACATGTATATACTAATAAGGTATATAATTAAATTGACTATTGTCGTAAATAGTTGCTCTAAACTTTCGATTATATCCATCAACCATTACTTCGTCGCCATTATTCAATTCGTTCACGCCGTATTCATAAGTTCCTTTGCGTCCATTGACGACAACTTGTAGTTTTGTATTCAAATTACCAGTATTCGAAATAGTATAATACATCCATTTATCACTACCATTGGTATATCTTCTTCCCATAAGGGGCAATATGGTGTTTTGACCGTCATTGTTTGTTAAAATACCCACTTGTGTATACTGTTGAGGCATCCCTTGAGTGGGAATATTTACCGGCACTAAATTCTGGATATATGAATTATTCATAGGAGGCGCGTACGGATCATTAAATACATCTGTTGAGGGTACACTTAGTTGGCGTTGAAACGCAAGTTGTGGTTGAACAATTACCTTTTCAACACTGGTTTCGGCTGCGGAAGTTTTGGTCGCTTTATTCTGACTACGCATATTTTGATAATATAAGAATCCAACAATGAGTATCAATAATAAAATGAAGACCATTGTAACATTTTCAATACATATAACACCAGGGGCGCATTTCTTCGGCATATTTATATATATTACATATATAAATATTATGCTTTTAAAAATGGAATGCTTCCCAATCCATATTCATTATATGCCTTCTTAATACCATTTTTATCAAAAAGGTTAGGGAATGGTGGAAATTTCGGCATTTCACAAACGAAACACTTATCTTTTACGTTTCTCTTAAAGTGAATGATGTAAAATCCAAATATTTCATAGAATAAACAATCAAAGTCGTCTAATACTTGCATTAAAGGTTCCCAAACATTATAATAAAAGAACCATTTTTCTATGTCGTCATTGACTTCAGATATCCAACTCATGAAAAATAAATCCATAATTCCCCAAGGGATGAAATATAAAATGTAATAAATGAACCATGAAATAATGTCGAGGAAATACCACAATGCGCAGCTATTAAACAACGACATAAATCTGAAAAAGCAAATTGTCGAATTAACAAACCACATCATGACATTCCACAAATATCCGCCTAAAATGATCAACATTCCTATGATTGATAGAAGTTTCATCCAGTTATAAATATTTAATAGACCCTGTTTTGTAAATAGACCGATTCTTTGTCCGGTACTTGCGGTAAATAAAAAATTTCTCTGTGCGGATTGCCATGCTCTAGCACTAGCATCAATGGCGCGATTTCGAATATCTCGCCCAACATTCATCGCAGTTCGCTTGGCGTATCTTAATGAAGCAATGAGATTATCCCTGGCTGAGATTACTTTACGATCCGCACTTGCTGCGATAGCTTGTATTTTAGCTGTAATACTTCTTGTGATTCCCATTATCAACTCTGTAGTGTCAGCAGCAGCACTTCTCGCGGCATTAGCTATATTAACAACAACATCAGGAAAACCTTCTTGAACCGTTTCTTCAAAGACTCTACATACAAATATACTAATAATTACTAAACCTAATATACTTATTAATAATTTCTTCCAAAATGTTGACATATCTAATATATAATAACATAATTATTATATATTTTACCGTCTATTTCCGCTTGGAATTACGATTGGAGTTACTTCGAAGTGTTCCAATTCTAATACCCATTATCTTAATAATAGTAACTTCCTTAAATTCCATATTAATATATTTTCACATTATTTTTATTTGCCAGAAGACTGAATCTTCTTTAAATCCGACATAAAACTTTCTGCCTGTTTCAGCATAGGTTCAAGTGATTTCATATTTTCTTGTAAAGCTTTTTGTGTTTGAATCAACTTTTGGGCATCGGCTTCTAAACCTTCAATATTTTTCGGGTTTTTATCCGTTGAAAACTCCATAAATTCTTGAACAGGATCTTCTTCTTTCTTAGGTTTCTTATCTTTCTTTGGTTCAGAAGCCTCTTCTGTTGTATCTTCTTTTTCACTAAGTGCTTCTACTTCTTTGTCTTCACCTAATAAATATTCCAAGATTTGATCAACGGCTTCTTTCTCATCGCCTTCTAGTCCTTCTAAACGAGGAACTTTTCCTTCGGCCATTTTTCTAAAATATGTTTGTTCATCTTCACCCAATGCTTCATATACATTTTGGCCTAAATGTGGAATTTTGAATCCTTCCTTTTCACGTGCTTTCATAAAAAATTTGACAATATTTGTTAAAATCATTGAACTTGCTAAAATGATCATCATATTGTTTGTTTGTAAGGATACTAATAAACCGAATAATATGTACAAGAATATATAAAACACTTCACCCACTCGAACAAACAAAAACATATCAATAGTAACTAAAATCAAGATAAAGTACAGTAAATACTTATTATTCAATAATTTGGAGTTGTTTGACATATAATTCTTCGCTTTTTTCAATTGCTTTCCTATTTCACTAGTAGTTTTCGCAAAATTCATTTATATAATAGCAGAATAAAATAAAGCCTATGGAAAATAAAGTACCCCCACCCCTATTACTCTTATTTTTCGGAAGATCTTACATTTTTGCGTTTATTTTGAAAATATTTTTTATGTAAACAGCTTAAAAGTAATAATCATTATTTAAGTATAAGAAATTCTATATACCTATTTTATTTAGGGATAGATGTCTCACACTGTCGAAGAACCTATTTTACAAGAATCCAACGATCGCTACACCATGTTTCCTATCAAATACGATGATATTTATCAAATTTACAAACGTCAAGTTGATTCCTTTTGGCGTCCTGAGGAAGTCGACTTATCTAAAGATTTAAATGACTGGGCATCACTAAACAAAGACGAACAACATTTTATTAGTATGGTATTGGCATTTTTTGCCGCATCTGACGGTATAGTCATGGAGAATTTAAATGTCAACTTTGGTAATGAAGTACAAGTAGCGGAAGCTCGCGCGTTTTATAGTTTTCAGGCAGCAATGGAATCGATCCACTCGGAAATGTATTCTATTTTAATTGATACATATATTCGTGACGCTGATATGAAAACAAAATTATTCAAATCTCTCGAGAATTTCCCATGTATATCAAAAAAGGCAGTATGGGCACAAAAATGGATGGGTGATAAACGTTCGTCCTTTGCTTCGCGTTTGATCGCATTTGCTTGTGTCGAAGGCATTTTTTTCAGTAGCAGTTTTGCTTCCATTTATTGGATCAAAAAACGCGGACTTATGCCTGGTCTCACACTTTCCAATGAATTTATCAGTCGTGATGAGGCATTACATACTGAATTTGCCATTTTACTATACAGCAAATTGAACAAAAAAGTAAATAAAAAGCGCGTAATGGAGATCATTACAGAAGCCACTGAAATAGAAAAAGAATTCATTACAGAAGCCCTACCATGTCGTTTAATAGGAATGAACGCCAAACTCATGAGCCAATATATTGAGTTTGTAGCAGATCGTTTATCGGTTCAATTAGGTTATGATAAGATATATAATTCACACAACCCCTTCGACTTTATGGAACTCATTAGTGTAGAGACAAAAACAAATTTCTTCGAACGTACCAACTCAGAGTACGCATTGAGTAATTGTAAAAAAGACAATACTATATTTGACTTAAATACTGAATTCTAGAAGATATAATTATGTTATATATTTATATACATAACATGACAAAGTGTAAATCGGTTTGTAAATATTTAGCACCAAATGAATGTAATAGAAAAGCAACATGTAAATATTGCGATGGACGCATAAGACACTATTGTCGTTTATCACATAAATATAAATATGATGATAATTGTAATTTAACGCGTAAGGTCATTAAGAAAGAACAAAAACCTGGGTCGAAAATCGCTAGATTTATACGCAAAACAAAGAACATGCGAGTTTCCAATTTTTTGAAAAATGTATGTCAAGATGCTGGTCAATGTTTATCGTTCGGTACGGAAACGGACAAGATAAACAACTTCTTTGGAGGGTTCAAAGAATTTAAATATGTAAATGGTACAATTGATACAATCGCGTCAGGAGCAAATGGATTTGTCAAAGAAATCAAGTATACTCATCGTGGATATAACGCATATGCGCTATTGAAATCAAATATGTCAATTGAAGCCGACAATTTATACTACGAATATTTAGTAGGTCAATATATTAATAAATTTGTCAAAGTTTTTCCTTGTTTTCTACAAACATATGGTCTTTATAAATATAACTCCGCGGAAGAATACAATAAAATGAAACGATCAAAAAACACTGAGCCAAATGTATTAAAGTCACATACGTCTTTGATCACAAAACCGTCACTGGCGGATGTTTGTACACATACAAAGTTGTATTGTATACTTATTCAGCATATCAAAAGTAGATACGGTTCCGTTAAATCTTTAGAATCTATGTTAAAGGATAAAAGTTTTCTAAATAATGATTATTTATATGTTTTATTACAAGTTTATATTCCATTACATATACTCTGTAATAACTTCACCCATTATGATCTACATAATAAAAATGTATTATTGTATACGCTACCGAATGATTCTTATATAGAGTATTTTTATCACATGAAAAACGGTAACATCGTATCATTTCGATCCAAATATTTAGTGAAGATTATTGATTATGGTCGCAGTTTTTTCAAAGATGATGAAAATAAAAAGAATTCTGACAAAATATACAAAAAAGTATGCAAAACATCGGAATGTGATCCAGACTGTGGATTGGATTATGGGTTTACATATTTATCTCCCGAAGAATATCCAGGCCAGGGGTATTTCATTAGTAGTAGAAAACGCAATATGAGTCACGATTTGAGATTGATCAATGATTGTATATTATTTACAGCTGAATCAAAATTCCCCAAGTTTTTGCTCAAAATAAGAGAAATTTTAAAATACGGAGTAGGTATAGCTGATCCTGATGAATCTCATTTTGGTACAAAAGAGAATACGAAAAAACAGTACCCCAAGAGTATAAATAATGTTTCAGACCTAACCCAAGCGCTTATAGATGAAGCAATGGTAATGAGTACTCAAAAAGAAAACGAACTTCATTATTCTAAATATAAATGTTATGGAAAAATGGATATTTATTGTGATTCTTTGCGCGCATCTAGATTTGTAGTGATGTAATGATCTAGGCAATTATATTTATTTTTATCAGGAGAAGGATATATTTGTAAATCAACTGTAGATGCGCTTGAACTTACCGAATCGAACGACGTGTTTTTGATTTTATTTTTAATGGTCGAACTATGTTTTTCATTTTCTTTGTCCTCTGTGGATTTTTTTTTGAATTCAAAACAACAAAATAAATAATAAAAATACATATATTATTATATATTTGTATTTTTATATTAATCATTTCGTTTATTCATAAAATCGTCTAAATATTTAATAGTATCACTGGATGTCGTCTGAAAAACGAATGGAAATACTGCGTGTACAAATGCTTGTACTGAAGCAATTGCGAAAGTTTGGCATAGATTTAGTGAAATCATCATATGTTGTAAATATGTAACGCCATTTTCGCGCGGATGTGCTTGAAATAATTCTGTTATTATTTTCATAATAAAAATAACAAAGATTTTACACCTTTGGACAATTAAAATGCCGATTTTTATATATTGAAAATTATATAAAAATAATTTATTGTATTACCTTAATGAATAATGAATAATGAAGAACTCATTAAGGAAAATTTATTATTGAGTTAAGAAAACAAAAAATTAAAAAAAACAATTATAAAATTATAATATAAAAATTAATATAAATAAAAGTAGTAATATAATAATATAAATGAATTATTATATTACTACTTTTTGTTATGGACAAAAATATGCCCCAATTAAAGATATATGGTGTAATATAATTAATAATAAATGTAAAAATAGTGAGATTGTAGTGTTTACAGATATTTCAGTTCTAAATAATTCAAAATTTCAACCTAATTTTTCAGGATATATTTGGGCATTAAGGTTCAAGCATAATTTAGATTTGTTATTAAAAACAACAAAACCAATTGTTATGTGTGATTTGGATGTTATTATTGAGAAAGATATAGAACCTATAATTGATTTACCATTTGACATAATAATATCAACTGAAATTGGAGGTTGTAATTCATATCCACAAAATTGTAGTTCTAGATTAGGTTTTGGAGTATGTTGTGGATTTATGATTATTAAACCAAACGCAAAAAAAATTATGCTTGATATTTTCAAAAATATGGAAACTAAAAAATATAACACATATGATGATCAAGTAAATTTGATGAATTATATTGTTAATAGTGATTATAAATTAACAGAAGACAATATTGTATTAGATAATAGAAAATATACAAATAAAATAATTACTATCGGTGATACTAAAATATGTGTTTTAGATTTTGACATAATAACAAGAGACCCTATTTTTAATAATGGTCAGTTTGGTAATCATATAAATATTGATAATGTTGGTGGTGTTAATAATTTTATTAAATATTTTTATGATGATATTGAAAGATTGCCTTTAACTTGTAGATGTGGTAAAATACATTTAGGTGATAATAATAAATGTATTCATATAGAAATACGTAATAATAAAAATCGAGCTTAATTTTTTGTTCTTTAAAAAATAAGCATGGTAAGGCGTGAAATTTGCCATTTTACTTTTGTTATAAATTCGCCAAAGTCGGCGTTTTAAATGTCCAAAAGTGTAAAATCTTTGAAAATTGTATATAAAATGTTAAAAATATATATTATTTTTTTCATTATCATAATAACCAATGCGTTTAATATTAGCAACCTTAATGATCATATGAGACAAAAATTTATTGTGAGTAGTTCTAATATTTTGAAAACATACGGTACGTATAGTGTTGACAAAATGGCAAAGAATTACTTTGAAGAGGGGGAAGAAGAGAAACATAAAAAATCATACATACATCCAACACATAATTTAGAAAATACTTTATTTTTCTATTCTCAAGTCGATGAACACTCGAGTATGACACTAGAACAGAAGCTATTAGCATTAAATCAGCATAATATACATTTATTGGAAAAATATGAAATCGAGAAAGCACCTATTCATTTACATATACAAAGCTTCGGAGGCAGTCTTTTTCATACACTGTATTTGGTTGATTTAATAAAATCTTTGGAGACTCCTGTGTATACATATGTTGATGGATTTGCCGCAAGCGCAGCAACGCTGTTAAGTATAAGTGGAAAACGTAGATTTATGTCAAAGAATTCACTAATGTTAATACATCAGCTTTCTGGTGGAAATGCGGGAAAATATGCGGAAATGAAGGATGAAAATGAGAACTTGGATGTGTTAATGGATTTCATAGTGAATCATTATTTGGAAAATACAAAGATCGATCAAAAAACATTATTGGATTTATTGAAACGTGATTTATGGTTAAATTCATCAACGTGTTTGAAATATGGTTTAGTGGATGATATTACTAAGTAATTTATAATAATTAATTATTTATAATATATATATATATGAATAATTCATATCTTAATAAATTTAATAAAATGATAATACAATTTTTTCAAAAACTTTATAATTCAATTAAAGTTAATATTTTAAAAGATAAAAAAATTGTTTCATTATTACTTTTTCTATTAGTAACTATATTGATAATTATAATTATAAAAGTAATTTTATCACCTAACCCTCTATATGCTATAGATCATAAACAAAAGAAAATATATTTTGGACAAACATGTGACTTACATAATAATCGTGTTAGTATTGATTATTCTATTGGTTTTATAATGGCATTTCAAAAGATAAATAAAAGTGGTATACTAAATGGATATACATTACATATTATAAGATTAGACGATAAATATGAAACACGTTTGGCAATTGTTAATAGTAAATTATTAATAGATTATTACAATGTATTGGCACTTATTGGTAGTTTTGGAACACCTACAACTGTGGGTATATTTGATGAAAGTATAAAAAATAAAAAAATTGGATTAATTGGTCCATTTACAGCAGGAACATCATACCGAAAATTATTCAATAAATATAGAATATATATGAATACAGATTTTTACTTAGAATATGATTTAATTATAAAGAATATGTTGAAAAATAACTACCGTAATATTTCAATAATCTATCAAGATGACATTTATGGTAACTATTTTTACAACGCATTTGTTGATTATCTAGTAGAACAAGATATAAATATAACAATAGTATCAACGGGTAAATACGAAAGAAACTCGAATGATTTGGATTCAAGTTTTACAACTGCTTTTGAAGTCGTAAACGCATACGATTATGATGATTACAATACATCACATGTGTTAAATAATATCGACGCAGTATTATTATTTACAGCCGAAATGCAAATATCTAATTATTTATCAAAGATAAAGAAAATTAATCCAAATATAGCCATATATTACAATTTTTTTACAGGTAGAAAAAAATCAAATTTAAAATATATGGACGATTTCAACACAGACAATATATATCAAACACTTCTATCATACAATTTAGAAAAATATCCTAAATTGAATTCAATATACAAAGAACAAATAGATATATATAATAATAATAATGTAAATAAAATAGAGGAAACCAATAGTTCTATGGAGCAAGGTTTTTATTCTGGGTTAATGATAGGTGAAGTACTAAAAAAATTTAAAGACGCTCGCGACATAAACCGTGAGTCCTTTATTGATATGTTCTATAATATGGAAACTATAAATGTTTATGATATGCAAATTGGTCCTTTTATTAAAAATGTAAATAGTGAAGGAGTAAGATATGTAGAACTAAATCAGTTAACACCACAATTAAACTTCAAAACAATTGATAGTTATACTAAACCTATTCATTAATTCCTGTCAAAAATGAAGTACTTGTCAATTCTTTCAAATATGTACCTCTGTTATCTCTTAGTTTTATGTATGTAATTAGTTCAATCATTATTACTGACAAAGATATACAAAGTACTACTACAAATGATGTTACATACCAAAAGTTCTTTTCGTATGGCAATATAAAGTATGTTACTAAATATTTGTAAATAACATTGGCTACTAAAACTGCTAAAGCAAATCTAATTAATAGCATTATTTCATCAATATAGACCTTTGCGTATGTTATATGTGATGTATCCGTTAAATCAGGTGTAATCACAATATTTTGTTTGTTAGACATATATATAAATAATACAAAATAGTGAAATAGTTATTATGAAAAAGAATTAATTATATAACTATATAACTATATAACGTATAAAGGTATTTAATCAATATGAATAAAAAGTATTACAATGAATGGTTTAATAGTATACGGAAATTATTGTTTAATAATGAAGTCGATTACTTTAAGTATGAAAAATGTAAAAATAATTTGGATTTTGATGAAGAAGAATTATATAAGAAAAGAATGAATACATACAAAAGTGCGCAAAAATTGTATTTATATATCATAGAAACTAAATCCATGTATTTTTCAATTCAACCCAAATATTTATCATTTTGGAAAACCATTAACAAAAAACGATATGACCTATTAGATGATATAGAAAATAAGTTGAAAATAGTTTATAACAACGAAGAACGTCGATATTTAATGATCTATAAAACTACTTTAAAAAGATATGATTCGACATATGGTTTATCAATTGGTCTGGCGCTTCATCGTAAATTTAATCAAGATATTGCGCTACTTATTTATGAATATATGTAAAATATAAGTATATGTTATATAGCGAAACAATATAAAGACATGTACACTATTAATAATGTGAAAGCGAAAAAAATTGATTTTAAAAAAGGACTATGAAAGATATTGTGTGAGAAGCGGATTGAAACGGTTACTTCGATAATTGACTAAAACAACCGTTCAATAAGATCTCTCACCCTGTCAAAATACAATATCTCCACTTAATTGCGGAAGCGGGTATTTTGACTTCATCGAAAAAGTTTATCACTCGTAAGAGTGATCCGGGAATTTATTCCCACCCTGTCAAAATACAATATCTCCACTTACCTATTATGCTTTTGTTGATTACTGTTTTCAGTATGTAGTGGAAGCGGGTATTTTGACTTCATCGAATCATGATCGACACATTGTGTCTAGCAGTGGAACTGTGTTCCAAATGAAATTCAAGTATAGCTTGAATTTAACTATTTTTGTATTACCCTTAATGGGTATTACAAACTCATTACATTAATTGATTTATTGAATTTTGTATTTTTTCACTTTCGGATTCACTAAAGGGTAATTTTGTTTTTAACTCATTTTTTAAAGAATCTTCAAGACTATTAATAGCATGATTTTGACTTGCCAAAATATGATATAAATAATATAATGTAAGCATTTGTTTTTTTCTTATAACTTCTTCGTCTGTAATGATAGGTGCTTCGTTTGTCGGATTCGTATTACAATCAACTCCTTTTTTCAAATTATCAGATTGTAAGTATATAATGCGAATCGTTAAATCTTGTATTTTACGTTTAATTTCACGTTGCGCATCTTCATCCAATGAAGACAAATTATTATTCAAATAGTCAATATCTTCTTGTAATTTCGATATGTCACATTCTTCATATTCGGAACCACGTGTAGGTTTTAACTCTTTCATATAATCCAACTGGCTATTCATAATTTCGATACCGGGATTAGTACCATTAATAGTGTCATATAACTCATTTGAAGGAATATAATTAATCAATCCTTGAGCATTAAATATTATTAACAATTGCTCATGTTTCATGATAAAGGGAAATAGATTTTCCAAATTCGTTTGAATTGTTTCTCCAGAAACCGGACTAACCTTTTTCCATAAATTAGGATCCAATTTACCTGGACAGCAATCTTGTATTATTTCATCTGAATCATATGGTACAACAATACTCGAACAATCCGCAATATTCAATGAGCAATCTATTAAGTTTTGTTCGTACATGGAATTATAAACAAATACTAAATAATATTCATTCCTTTTTACAATGTTGTAGAAATTCGTCAATAAGTCGGCAATAATAGATTCTGGTAACAAAGGTACCTTGGAAATCATATTTGGATCAGCTGTCAGTGGATCCGAAGTTATTCTCATCCCTTCTTTTGTAAATTTATAACTTGCGCATATAGCAGATAATACTATAATAATTAATAAAATCAGCGCGATTATATATATTTTAGTCTTCATATATAAAGTATATATACTTTTTATCAGGTATATTATTGAAATTGGTATAAAGAATATATTATTTAAATTATTAATGTGTGGAATTTTTTCATTATTGAATCATGTCGGTACAATTGACCATAAATTAATAGAGAGCGCCTTTGAGAAAGGTCAATCTAGAGGACCCGAATTTTCTATAATAGAAAATATATCAATTAATGCTGTATTTGGATTTCATAGATTAGCAATCAATGGAATAAATACAAATTCCAATCAACCTATTAAAATAGATAATATTAATCTTATAGCCAATGGTGAAATATACAATTATCGTGAATTATACAAGATGCTAAATATCCAACCCGAAACTGATTCCGATTGCGAAGTCATCATACATTGTTATAAAAAATTTGGTATAGAATATACTCTCCAAATCTTGGATGGTGTATTTGCCTTTATTTTAATAGATAATACTCATAATACAAAAATGTACATTGGTCGGGATCCATATGGTGTTCGACCATTATATACATTCGACAACAATCGCATAATTGGATTTGCCTCCACAATGAGTATGTTAGTACCTTTGATAGATTCCGAAAAAATCCAACATTTTCCTCCGGGTACATACAGTGTATATGAATTACCCAATGTAGTATTGCCTCACTGGAAATTCCTTTATAATAATACATATAGTCAAATGACCTTTTCTACTATACATTCAAAAGAATGGGGCGTAGAAGAATATAAAAATACGTTCGCAAATATTCGACATTATTTGAAAGAGGCAGTATATAAAAGGTGTACTACTAGCGATAGACCCATTGCGTGTTTACTATCGGGTGGATTAGATAGTAGTTTAATAACCGCATTAGTATCAAGGTATTTCAAAGAAAATGGTTTACCGCCATTAGAAACATATAGTATTGGTTTAGAAGGTTCCGAAGATTTGAAATATGCTCAACAAGTAGCAGATTTCTTGTGTACTAAACATACTTCTGTCATTATGACAAAAGAAGAATTTCTGAACGCTATTCCAGAGGTAATATACAATATAGAAAGTTATGATACTACTACAGTACGAGCAAGTATAGGTAATTATTTAGTTGCGAAATATATATCCAAACATAGTGATGCTAAGGTGATTTTTAGCGGAGAAGGTTCAGATGAGCTCGTTGGTGGTTATTTATATATGACAAAGGCGCCAAATACGGTTGAATTCGATCATGAATGTAAGCGTTTATTGAAAGATATTCACGCTTTTGACGTAACACGATGTGATAAATCAATATCGAGTAATGGTTTAGAACCACGTACACCCTTTTTAGATCGAGCATTTACACAATACTTTTTATCTATACCAGCAAATATTCGCGAACTAGGTGGTTTAAGTGAATGCTTTGATAAATATAGATTATGTGAAAAATATCTGTTACGTGCGGCGTTTGATTCCACCTTTTGCGACAATGATGTGTATTTACCAGAAAATATATTGTGGCGAACAAAAGAAGCATTTAGCGATGGCGTGTCTTCTCAAAAGGAAAGCGCTTTCGAAGTATTACAAAATCACATAAATAATATGAACCTGAACTATAGTACATATTCACACAATAGTCCAGAATCCAACGAACAAAAGTATTATAGGCATATTTTCGAAGAACATTTTCCTAATCAAGGTCATATCATACCATATTTTTGGATGCCTCGATTTGTTGAAGCGTCAGATCCAAGCGCAAGAACATTACGTGTTTATACTGAACATCATTATGAATTATGTGAAAGATCATTGTAAATATATTCTAATGATATAACAAATGGATGGGTTAGAAGATAGAAGTAAACCATACAAAGATTCTCCTGAATACAAAAATATTATGGGTAATATCAATTACATGATTGGTTTAGATTATACAGTTTTTGAAAAAAGCACAGATGCTTCCGCTATTCCGGTTTATGTGGATTCTAGTAACAACTTGACTTTAATATCCGGTAACAACAAATTATTAAACGATAATTATAGTATTTCTTTAAAAAATCCATGTGATATTAATAGTTCTTATAACAGTATAATAAATCTTGAACAATGTAAAACCACTGATTCGGGTACAGACTTCTCTAAATGTGGTCTTTATTATAACTCAGAAGGGCTACTAAAAAATATAGAAAATAATAATAATTATGATATACCATATCAAGGATTTGAGTCTTTCAAAGTAAAAGAACCAATGACAACTGTAAATGTTAGTAATTATACTTCATATACAGGCGAACCTATGACTGTCGAAATGTCAACATATCAAAGTGACGCTTTAACTGCCTATGATAATAATTGTAAACAATACAATGGTATGTTACATTGTGACATGTACGTAAAAAACGCATATAGTAATACAAATGGTTGTGATCATAAAAATATGTGTGAATTATTAGAGAAAAATACAGATACGTCATTAGTTGTAAAAGCTAAGGATCCATCTGGAAACGAGATGAACATGTCTTTAAAACGATGGCTAAAAACACCAGCAAATGAATTTGAAAATAATTGTAAAAGATATGAAGGTATGAATCCAGAAGATTGCGATAAATGTTTCACTAGTGGAAGAGAAGTAGATAAATGTAACTTTGGTTCAATTGGACAAGCACGAGCGGCTCTTTCATCTTTAGGGGAATCTGCCATGAATGAGTTGGCAGATCTCCAGGCACAACAAGCGGAAATAGAAGCAGAAAATGAAAACACAAATAATGAGATAAACAATTTATTAACTGAATCGACTTCAACCACTGATGGATTCCAATGCTTCTATGATAGATATAGACAGCCATTGAATAACTATGTACGTGAAGTATCTTCACCAAATGTTGTTTCGCCTGGTTATTCCGTTTCTATCGAAAAGGTGGAAGAAAAATTCCATTTAGAAGATGATCTCATTACTTCTATTTATATCGGGAGTATTAGTGTATTAGGATTGTATATTATTTACAAGTTACTGGAGAAATAAAAAAAGATTATATGTATGATTCATATATATAATCGCACTTAGGCTGTAATACTAAAACGTTTATAGATTTCTAGAGCTACAAGCGCACCGAAAAATTGAGACATCATATATGGCAATAATTCATTGATATTTATTTTATTTATAGATGCCATTACCAATGTAATAGCGGGATTCAAATAACCAGATGAAATCTGTAGTACAACAATTAACATAACAGCATATACTAAAGCAGTAATAATCGGATTATTGGTTGCTAAAATAACATAAGTAAGTAATCCTGTTCCAATGAATTCGGCTAAATATTTATTCATATATAAATACTATGTATATAAAAATTAACACATATATGGATTTTTGGGTGTATCGCTGTAGGTGCGCACAATGGCTCTTTGCTTCTTGTATCTAATATAATCGGATGTATCCGAAACCCATTTAGTATTTGTACTAGAAGGAGGAATACCAGAACCGTCGCAATTATTTGGGTTGCTACCAATCAAACGTTTCATTCCTGGCTTGCTTGCTTGGACTTGACTTGGACCACCACAACTATAGTTTTGACGAGCTAATAAATCGCTAATATTGTTAACAGCTTTGTATCCGCTACCAACACGCTGAGGACTTGCGGCGTAAGCATTGTTCCAACTATCTCTCAATATTCTTCTTGTTCGAGCCATATCTGATGAACCTTTATCGACTAAGGACATTATATATTGTATATATAAAAAAAGTATGGCATATTATTTTCTAAATTATGTATATGGATTCTAGCAACTGTGACATTAGCACAAATGAGTTGTCGTGTTCTCCTAAAAATGACTATATAGATGAAATTACCTTACAACTATTGATAAATAAACAATGTAAGAGTAAATATTTAATGCAACATGATCCAGATAAATACAAAGAAGAAGAAGAATACAAAGAAAAGGTAAAATATTACAAAAATGATATCGCCAACATATTTAACGATTATTCCAATATTAAAAATCACCAAATTACCAGCGATCTAGATGATGCTTACAATAATTTCATAAAAGCCTGTCTAAAGCACTTTGAAATCAAAGAAGTAGAACAAGAAAATACATATAATCAAGATAATAATGATGATGTGTTATTTCAAAATTGCGGTGCCTTCTCTAAAGGAAGGAGTTATTGGGGTAAAAGTGTAAAAAAAATATAGTTATATATTAAGATGCCGAATTTTACTAAGAAAAATTGTAGTCCTATGGTACAAGGAAAGACTATAAAGAATCAATCATGTTTAACCAAAGATTTACTATTAAATATGAAAAAACAATATAATAAGAAGAAATCTACAAATGATAAAATAAAATCAAACGATCCTCATAATATTTGGGAGTTATTACGATCCAAAATGAAGAATTGTAAGGACGAACAATGTTGGATAAACAATCTTTTTCAGCAAGAAATGAGACAAAGATTACACGAATTCATTTTTTCACCTGACAAACCGTACACTTGGGCAAAGGATCCCAATGAATGGTTAAGTAATATAGATATAGAGGCAGTAATGGAACAATATGTAAAAGCGGAACCGCATTTTAAATTTATCGGTACTACATTTATTGATTGGGAAAAAATGGATGGTGGTGAATGTGTATGTCCCGAGTTGTGCGATTTTGACTTGAAAAAGGAAATATCCGCAAATAAAACCAAAATTGGAATCATATTTAATTTAGACGTTCATACTGGACCAGGGACGCATTGGACATCCATGTTTATCGATATTAAAGACAAGTTTATATTTTATTTTGACAGTAATGGTACTAAAACGCCACCGAGAATTAAACGTTTTGTCACTAAAATACAAGAACAAGCAAAACAACTTAATATGAAATTAACGTTTTATGAAAACCATCCATTTACACATCAGTATACAAATAGTGAATGCGGCATGTACTCGTTATTTTTTATTATAACACTTTTAACGAACAAAGTGAACGATAAACCATTTAGGGCCGTAAAAGACAAGATTAATTTGTTCAAACGAAAACGTATTCCTGATAAACATGTTGAATTATTACGTAATGTATATTTTAATTAATATATTTATATAATATAGAATAATGACAGCCGCAAGAGGAGCAGAAGCCATAGAAAAAATAACAAGTATAGAAAATCAAAACCTTTTCCTCAAAAATTTAGATGAAATAATTGTGGAAACAGATAAAGATACTAAGAAAATTTATGAAAGTGATACTACAATTGATTTATTTAATTTATTTCGCGAATGCTTTTTTTATTATAATTTAATAGAAAAATTTGTGGAATCATATGATACGAGTTCTTCATTATCGGAAGATCCTGATGAGAAAAAGACCGAAGATATAGCTAAAATTAAAGAGAAAAGGGAATTATTCACATCATTTGTTAAAAAGTATAAGAATTTAACAGAAATTCTCAGATTAATAGAATCTAGTTCAGCTACAGATAATAAATTACAGAATTTAATGAATGACTGTAAAATAGAACGAATAAGTGAATACGGTGCTGTTTCCAGTAAAGTGAATGAATTGAATAAGACACTTAGTGAGACAATAGTTAAAAAACTTAAAGATATATATAAAGATCGAAAAGCAGCAATTGCTGCAAAAAGCTCATCGATCGTCCGTGTATATTACCCTGATCCAGATTTAGCAAGTAATACCCCTGGTAGTAAAAAGTCTAAAAAGAAAATCCGCGAAGATGTAATCAAGATAGATTACAACAATACTGAATGTACAGATAAATTCAATTGTGCTCTTCATCAAACTATGTTACGTACAGATGATTACTTAAAAAGCGTTTTAAACACATTTAACAGTGTTCCTAATCCTATTATGCAAAAAGGAAAACAAGTATACACATCTTATTTCGATGATGCCAAAGAACCATATTATTTAGTATGGGATGATGATAAAACATATGGAAAGGAAAAATATAATTTGGAAAGTATTAAGAAATCGGGAGGGACAAAAAGGAATTATACAAAGAAAAAGTATAAATAAGCGTAAAATAATGTATAAAAACAATGATTTATATATTATTATGAATTCCTTTATTACACAGCAAAATAAACAACTTCTTTGGAATACTCTCGTAAAAGTTCCATTATTTAATAAAATCGAACAAAACGAAAAAATTACCTGGTTCGAAACACAAATCAATAATATTTATAATCATAATAAAAACACACATGAGAGTAATAATGATCTGCGAACATTTAACAAAGACGCAATAACAATACTGATAAATATATTGAAGCAAACCACCGAAAAGAAATCGTTGCCGTTTGAACAAGTAGAAGACCAAGCTCTGTCAAACTTGAATGAATTGGTAGAACAACAAAAACAAAAACGAGCACTTGATATCCAGACAATCGCGCCAAATGAATTGAATATTATTCATTTAGATGAGAAAAAAACAGTATCATGGGAGGATCAACAACCAAATAAATCTACGAGTCCCGACGTGAATGAATTGATGGAGAAAATGAGAATAATGGAATCACATATAGCAACTATGCGCAACGAGATTGATATGTTAAAATCTGGAACATATGACCAAGTGAATCAAACGATCGATACAATCATTAATTCTTTAAACGCAGAAAATTAGACAATACTTCTTTGTTTTTTTGTTCATATATCATTGATCTTTGAGTTGATTGATATTGTTTGTTCATTATATATTCATCTTGTTGACGTTGACGTTCATTGATTGTTCTCATAGCCGCAGTTTCTTCCATGGGTGTTAAATTTTGCTGTCCACGATCACGATTTAGTTGTTCAACGGAGGAATATGTTTTGACATTACGAATATCCTTTTCACTAACTGAAAAAACAGTTTCATCTTTGTGTACGCGGCGCAGATCGTCAAATTTCAATTTACTAAATATGTCACTACAAGCGTACGCATCATTATCATCTTCATACAATTGATTACTACTATATGTATTCAAATTCTGTACTCCGTTATATCGCACCAATCCCTGATTTTTCACTTGATGAATTGCGTCATTCACACTACCTTTGACTTCTTGATTGTAAATAGGATTCATATCTTTAAACCACTCATTCTTAGTAGTATCTTGTGTAGGAACCATATTTTTTTCAAAGAGTTCATTGAATTTGTTTTGAAAATCTTTTGCCTTCATATTTTTCATAACACCTGATATTTCATTTCGAACACTGGTGTCGTTGTTGGAGTCATATTCTATCTTTTCTTTAGGAACATTTCTTTGCTGCTTAGTCTTTTCAACATAAAATGAATAAACTATTTCAAATGCCTTTTTATAAAAAAGGAAATAATCACTTGGTAACTTCGATTTGTCTGGGTGTAAAAACAACACCTTCTTCTTTGCTTGTTTTAGTTGTTCAACATCGAAATCATAAGACAAATCAAATAAACTCAGTAGTTCATCGAGATTATAAGTCTGTATATCCAAATTATGTTGAATCTTTGACATATACTTAATATATTTCTATTTTTTATTTTGATAAATAGAAAATAATATAAAACTATAAAATAAGATAACATATAATGCCAGTAACAGAAAAGGGTGATATTACGGAAGTTATTGATTTACAAACAATATTAGCAAATAATCCAAGTGTCGTTTTAATAAAGTTTAGTGCCGAATGGTGCGGTCCATGTAAAAAAATAGCACCGACCGTCGATCACTGGAAAAATGCTTTACCTGAAACCGTAGATTTCTATGAAATTGACATAGATGAGTCAATCAATCTATTTTCATATTTCAAAAACAGAAAAATGTTGGCAGGTGTACCATCTATCATGTGCTGGAGAAGTGGTAATGTAACCAATATACCTGATTATAATGTAAACACTGGTGATATAGAACAAGTTAATGGATTTTTTAGAACTGTTGAATTATGTGTAGCAAAATAATTTAAATATATTATTCATATTATATAATATATTTCATGTCAAATAATACATCATTCGAGTCACTTATTCAGAAGTATATAGAATCTTTAAGCGCAGATGAAGTAAAGTCCATGGAAACTGCCCGTAAACTATTGAAAATGACATTTGACATTAAGAAATCAAATGGATTTTTGAATTGGTTAAAGAAGAATTAAATCATTGAAATTATAGTAAATCATCATCAATTGGTATATCATTAGGTTTTCTCTCTTTTGGCCTTTCGTCTATGTTATCCGCAAATGGATTCGTCTGTTGATCACTTTCGGTTGGTTCATTTTTGAATGGATCATCTGTATCAAATGGTGATTGTTCTTCGGTATTATTATCCATATTCATTAAATCTACTTGAGGTGACTCTTCTTGTGGCGAATCCTGAACCGATGGTTGGTCGAAAAGTGTATTTTCGGTCGGCTCGTTCAATAGGGGCGTTTCTACTGGAGGCGTGTCATAGGCATTATATTCATTCGTATTTTCGGATGAAAAAGGTATAATTTTAGTGGCATTTGTATCTGTATTTTCAATACCATTCCCATTACTCCTATATAACATCGCGCCGATTAAACCTACACTTAAAGCACCTAAAAGGTATGCTGTATTTGGCTGCTCATTAATAGTAAAATTTAATGATTTTTTTATAGATTTATTTGTATCACTGACAAAATTATTAAAATCTCTTATCATACTTGTTAATGCATGTGCCATATATATCATTATAGGATATTTTTTCAGAGTATTAAATTCAAATCTTTGTTATTTCTCAAAAATAGATATGACTCATTTATAGACAAATAATATTTAATCGTTCATTTTAATATTTTTCTGTCCAGTTCGATACTTTTTGTGTGATGTTTTTGTTTTGCGGCGTTTTTTTGTGGATCGGCGTTTTCGAGTCTTTTTGCCTCCACTAGCATCTACTTCTACGAACTGGCGGCGTCTATTTTGACTTGCATATTGATATAAATCTTTAAATAAATTTGTTATATTATCTTCTATTTCTTTCAACTTTTTGGTATCTTTTAACAAAAGTTCGTTTAACCATTTAATCTTTTTATTGTATGAATCTTTAAACGTTGTAAATATTTTTTTTGATGCCTTAAAATTGTTTATATCTATTTGAATAAGTATTATTCTCTTTAATATTTCTTTTTTTTGCCGAAGTAGTTTCCTATATTTACTATCGTCATAGAGGTCCATGTCTAACATTGCCTGTTCGTTTTTCACGTTTTCAATTTCTATTTTTAATCTTTGTTCATATGCCTCTTTTTCTATTCTTAAATCTCTTTTTTTTTCTTCTTTTTTTTCTTTTTTGATTTTATCCTCAAGATCAAAAATCTCTTCTCTTATGCGTTGTATATTTGTACTAATTCTTTGTGTAAATTCACCTCGACTTTGGGCATCTACTAATGACTTAACGTTTATTGGATGAATACCTTCAACATAACTTGATTTGGGATTAAATGCAAATGCTTCTGGATGGATGTTATATGATTGGACTGATTGGACTTCGGGGACAACATACATAGCTTCTTTCCATGCTCGGTTTGCAGGTGGTAGACCATCGATCGGCGAAGAGTCACCTTTTATATATTTTCCAGTCGGTAGTGTTTTTGGTGATGATTTTCGTTTAAGCATTTATATATATATATATAAATATTTTACTGCTAAAAAATGGTATGTTTTTAAAATTAAATTGAAATCAAATACGAAACTATTTTATGTACACCATAAAAACACGAACCGAATACAAATGCTTTGAACAGCATTCCATAAAAATTCAAATTGCCATCATTGAAATATAGAGGTAAAAAGGAGAAATATTTACTAAAAAATGTATCCATTAGAGGCATTTGAAATATAAAATACAACATACCAACGAAAAAAGGCATTTGTATATCAGAGAAAAAATCACTAATATTTTCTTCTCGTTGTTTCTGGAATTCATGTTGAGCCAAATTATGATTTTCCAAATCCTGATAACTCTGAATATAATCATGTGTCAGTTTAGGTTTCGGTATATGATTTGCTTGAATACGTTCATCATTTTGATAACTGACAGAATCCATAGGAATATCGCGTGATGGTAAAAGGGTTTGTTCGGATGTAGTTAGCATACGTTTTTGTTCATCGGATAACGGTGGTGGTCGAGCATGTTCTTGTTGTGACATTACATCGGGTGTAACACCATTACCATAAGGATTTGGATGAACATTCATCGGTTTATAAGTTGGATTTTGAACCGGTTCATCGGTATTGTATGTCATTTGGATATTATCCGGTAAATCGCTAATTCGTGTAGTATTTTCCGCCATATACTATACGAATTCAAATAAAAAAATATGTATTAACGAATATTTATTGTTTTTCTTCTTTGAATACATCGATAATCTTTTTATTAGAATTACATGCTTCTTTTGTTAAAGTGTATGTATAACATTCACCATCTTCTTCAAAGATTTTGCCTTCTACTTCATTTAAAATAGGACCGTTGAAAACAATACAATTTTTGTCATTACATACTTTTCTAAATAAAGTTGCTAAACCTAATCCTAATAATACAGATATAAAGAAAATACCAGTTTGCGTTGTTAATAATCTTTTGAAGTTCATATATATACTATTTATATATTTACATATATATAAATATTTTACCCTTGCATTGGTATTTGACTAATGTCCCCCTTATTTGCTGGACAGACCACCTTTTCTTGCTTAGCAGCGAAACAATTGCCTGCTTTATCTCGATATTGAATGAGTTCAATGTTTTCTTTTGTTGGATAAACCATGATGCGTTTATCTTCTGCATCAAATATATAAACGAAAAACAATCCAATTGCCAAGCTAGCAAGAAAAATATACATATTAATAAATCTGAATATACTGAACCCCATTATATATAGTGAGTATATTTATTTCTTTCCTTTTTTTCCCTTCTTTGACTTCTTTGGCTTTGTTTGTTCACTTATTTTTTCATCAGCAAACATAGCAATGAGTTCTTCATCTGTTTTGGCCGGAGGAGCAACCGAACGTTCTTGTTTTTCTTCGGAATTTATACTAAAAACCAGATCGTTAGTATTATTTTCACTCAACGTGAATTCCTTCTTTTTCTGGATTTTACTTCGCATACGTTCACGCATAGATTCTTGTTTGGCCATGGATTGAAGAGCACTCATATTTATTTTAGAACCCTTACCCATTCCACCTGCGAAGTTTTTGAACATCTTATTAAATTCTTTTTGTCCACCCATTTCTTTCATTTTGTTCAATATTTCCGACGCTTCACCCATCATTTCTTCCTTAGATATTTCACCGCTTTCCATTTTCTGTTTGATTTTTTCGCCAATCGTTTTCACTAAATCCATTATTTTTTTTGGATTTTTCATCATTTGTTTTAATAGATCGGCGGTGTTTGTTTGCTCACCACCCAATGAACTAAATTCGTCGGTTAATTCCTCGGCCAATTCTTTGGCAAATCTACCAATTTTACCGTCAAATAACGATTTCAAATGACTATGAATATTTTCCATATTTGGCATTGTAAAGCCATTTCCGCTGGTATCATCACCCTCATCATCCATACCCATTTTTTCGAAAATATTGTCGCTCATATCCATTTCAACATTGGATAAATCAATATTCATCTTGCTAAAAAATCCTTGTATGTCATTCATGGTTTCCTTGAGTTTATCTTCCAATTGATCTTCTTCTATACCTTCAAATATATTTGCGGTATCCCCAAACATCGACTTATCTTTGATGTTTCCAGCGACCATGAACAAAATCAACTGTAAATATTTCCATATTGTTTGACGAGTATTATCGCTTACGCCTTCGCAATTAAAAAGCAAAGAAAAATCTAATCCGGGGATGAAAAATAAATTCTTTTCTTTGTAAATATCTTCATTTTGATACAAAATATCAAAGAAATGCGGAGGATAAAAAGATGAACAATGAGTATATAATTCCTGGCATTTTGTCTCGTCCATGCCTTGCCATGGTAGTGTTTGTTCAGCATATTCAGGAAAAGTAGTATTTATATCAGAAATAAAATCATCAATAGTTTGCTTAAAGTTTTCCGGAATATCCATATTAAAATATATATAATCTTGTTTTATATATTTTTTCATACATATTGTTTATACTGGTGCCATATATTTGTACATTTTAGGTCCTTCAGCAAAGAGACTGAACACACTAAGAAAAAACATCCACAAAATGGCTACATTTGCGATATAATTATCTTCCATATTTGCCAAACGAAAAGAAGAGAAGAAGAAGAATGCCAATGATAATAGAGTACCGAATAGAAACATCATTCTATTGTTTTTTGTTTGCTGTTCAATCTCCAAAGATTTTCTTATATCTCCATTAATTGGATCAATACGTGCGTCTCTACTAAATATTCCAATATAGAATAATGAACATAATACGAAAGATACAGAAGATACCAAAGATGTTGTTACTAGTAAACCATATGTTGTTTCTGACATTTCATTACTCATTTTATATATAATTATATTTATAATTATCCCACGTTACGGATAAAAACATTTTCGTAACCAATATAAAGATTCTTTTGTAAAGAAGTATATAATTAGATAGTCACATACTACTCTATATTAGATAATCCCCATATCAACCATGTCATTGGAACAAGAATTCACTGATAGCGATGCGCATATTTACAGTAAAGAGGAAGCACTACAATCGTTTATTGACGACCTCGAAGAAGTGAGCGATACCGCATCTAATCATAGTGAAGAGGAAAAATCAGTTAAGAGTGAAACCAGTGAAAGAATCAAGAAGTTGCCGAAACGCCCCAAAGACGCCGGATATACTAAATATTATATCATGAAAGGTAAGAAAAAAATCAAAATTGAGTGTTATGGTACTGTTTTAAATGTCGGTAATTATATAAGATGTCCATATACTGGCATTCGCGGTAATGATCGCGTTGGTTCAAATGATGAAAATATTTATTTCAAAGCAGTCATGCCTTGTATTAGTAATGGTGATGACAATGTTGCGTATTACTATGATACGCCGGAAGCATTTGAACGACATCATTTAGTTATTTTATCGCAAGAAACGAAAGATAGGTTCTATGCTAGAAATAAATAAACTAAACTTCAAAAATTATAATATATTATATATATATTATGAGTAATACTGATAAAAGTGCTAGATCAGTCATTTCAAAAAGAAAGCAAGATGCTATAAATACGTCAATGATGAAGCAGACAAATAGTGGTCAATTACCAGTAAACAATACTGCTATACAAGAAGAAGATCAAGCAAAGAGGAGAACCAGAAATAGCGGGTATATTTTACCTCGCAAAGTAACAGGTGTAACATATATCCCTGATAATAAAACATCGTAAATCATCAAAATATTTCTTTCAATTTACTTAATATAGTAGTATTTTTCTTTAAAGTCTTTGTCTTTTTCTTCTTATTGCTTCTAGTTTTGTTCTTGCCATTCTTTTTGGATGAATCAGTAGTTGTCTTTTTTGCACCAACCGAGTATTTCAAGAACCATAGGTCATATTCATTGGAACCTCTTTTATTCCTAAGCTCCTCAAATTTTTTCACTTTCTCTGAGCGTATTGATTCTAAAGTAGCTTGTTTCCCTTCACACGTTATACTAAATCTCTTTAATAATCCCTTTTGTGCCAAACGATTTTTACTTTCTATGTCAAATAGAAATTTACACATACACAATATACGTTCCTTTTCATGATACGGTTCATCAGAATAATAAAATGCCAGATAAAATGCCAACATCGTATCAATTGTCGCAATGCGTAATTTATAGTTATTTATTTGAATTATATTATAACTATGACAAGCAATCGGCTCGTACAAAAATGCCAATGTTTCATTTTGTATGCGCACTTCATAAGATTTAGGTATAATCTCCCCAATTTCTTCGTGTTCAATTAGTTTCAGTTTGTTAAAACCAATACCATGTAGTTGTTCAATCAATATTGTACCAACACGTTCTGGATTTTCCACTATTACATCGAAATCGGGGATTTTTTTCAAGTTTACATGTTCAAGTCTGTTTTTTTCATATTTACCATACAAACGTGTGGCAAAACCGCCTAGAAAAATAACATTATTATATGCCAATGTATCACGGATCGTATAATATAGTATTTCGGCTTTATCTACAAAGGAATCCATAGGTCTTTGAAAATCTACCATGTTACAGTTTTTCGTTTTTAATGGATAATATGTATTTAATAATGTCAATCTCTTCAACACTTTTTCCCAACGCGATACATCACCCATTGGTCGTGAAAGCTCAATAAACATGTTCATTCGCAAAAAGTTCGCCGGACAATATCGAATACCCGCAACACTGATCGCTTCACGACTTATTGATTTGAATATTACTGGATGAATGAATGTAATATCCGCAATAGGTATGAAATCGACAAACACTTTATATGTACCGAAATGAACACCGGCTTTAGCTTCTACTTCTTCGAACCCCTCTTTAGCATATATATCCGCCAATTCTTTAGCGTGTTCCATAGCCTTCGGTGAATAAAAATCATAATCCGGTACTTCTATTTCGCGATCGTAGAACTGGGCATCTTGTGGTAATATATTGTTGATAGCAGTTCCACCATAACAAATACACTTGGTCTTCATCAAAAACTCCTCTAAAATAGATATCATTTTCCTAACCGAATCACTATTTGCTAATTTACTACTATTCGTTTTTTCCGCTTCATCCACAGCATGACGTAAAATAGCTAACTCACAATCTTGAAACGTCATTTTATTATTACATAATTCACTGCTAAATTTTTGTTTCATGTATATACTATAAATATATAATTTGTATCATATATTTATTCATCTTCAATTGCGTTATCGTCATTTCGTACATATGCCACAGCATTTGCTAAAAGTGTAATCGCAGATTGAAAATTTCTGAACATTTCTTCACAGTATGCTAAATTCGCATCATATGCGTAATATTTATATGCTATGATTTGAACTCCATAATAATTAACTAGCTGTTTCATATTTGGATTTACATTATAGCCCCAAAAATCAGTACCTTTATCTGCCAAAACAATCGTATCATTATTTACATTAGTAGTGCTTGTAGTCTCTAAAATGGGCGGTCGTGTATTTTGTGATAAGATGTCTGCGTTATAATACAACATGAATTCAACACCACCAGTTTCACCATTTTTATTTGTTATTATCTTTGTACCATCAGTATCCAAATACCCACGCGATGTTTTATCAATCAAAACTACATACTTTCCTGTTATTTCACTAACCGGTGTATTTTTGGTAATGATATTTTTGTACATCTTATATCCTAAAACAGAGCCAAGTATTTCATTTATATCTGAATAAAAATTACCACCATTCACATTTTGTATACGCAAATGAATGAAAAGAGGATCATCAGGATTTGGTACAGTTAATTCACCGGAATCGACGACAAATGCGGCATCATCAATAGCGTTAAGTGCGTCTGCCAATGGAATATGGTTTAGTGTATCGATTGTTTCAGATTGTGAAGATACAGCTACTACAGGTGATGTGTTACCATTTGTATTTGTGTAATTATATATTTCAAAATCTAGAAAACGACAGCCGCGATGCATTACATATCGTAACATATCTGTACTTACATAACTACCCCCCGTGTAGGCACTATTGTATGACCCTTTTATGACAATATCTTTCACTGTCATTGTTGGTGGACAGTTAAAATTGCCTATACTAGGCGGTAGAGGCATACTGTTTATTAAAGATTCATATTCGTCCTTGCTTTCTATACTTGACTCATCGTATCCTTCGCGAAATCCTTCTTCTAACAGCGCTTTGCGCTGTAAATATAAGCGATATAATATAAATATTGTAATAAGAATTATAAATAGTAATAATAATTTCTTGATGATTGTCATTATAATATAAAGGAATATAAATTATTGCTATATAATATATTAATATGGCTGGCGGATTACTAAATTTAGTATCAGAAGGACAAAATAATGTTATATTGAATGGAAATCCATCTAAAACGTTTTTTACTGTAAAATATGCCAAATACACAAATTTCGGTTTACAAAAATTTCGCTTAGATTATGATGGTCTTCGCGAATTACGATTAAGCGAAGATTCTACGTACAAATTCAAAGTGAAACGATATGCCGATCTGCTCATGGATACATACTTGGTGATCAATTTGCCAAATATATGGAGTCCAATTTATCAACCTAATGATAATAATGGATGTACATGGGGTGCTTATGACTTTAAATGGATCGAAAACTTAGGCACGAATTTGATAAAGGAAATTAGCATAACATGTGGTAGCACCACAATCGCCACGTATCACGGAGATTATTTAGAGGCTATGATTCAACGAGATTTTAGTTCTGATAAAAAGGACTTATTCAATACAATGAGTGGTAATATACCCGAATTAAATGATCCAGCGAACGCTTTTAATAGAAACAATTCATATCCATCTGCGTTTTACACCGATAATCCGCTAGGCGCGCAACCCTCTATTGGAGCGAGAACTCTATATATACCGATAAATACATGGTTTACTCTAGACAATCGGTGCGCATTTCCGCTTGTATGTTTACAATACAATGAGTTAGAAATATCGGTCACATTGCGACCCATTCAGCAAATCTTTCAAGTTCGTGACGTATTCGATTATGAAAATAATTACCCTTATGTACAACCCGACTTTAACGAGGAACGATATCAATTCTATCGATTTTTACAAACACCTCCTTCTGTCGATCTTAGTCGCGAAAACTATGAGAATCAAAATACATCATGGAATGCGGATATACATTTAATAAGCACATACTGTTTTTTGTCAGAAGAAGAATCGCAATTGTTTGCCGCTAAAGAGCAAGTATATTTAATCAAAGAACTTCATAGATATGAATTTAACAATGTATCTGGAACAAAACGATTACGTCTTCAGTCATCAAGTGGTATGGTATCTAGTTGGATGATGTACTTACAACGCAACGATGTGAACCTGAGAAATGAATGGTCAAATTATACAAATTGGCCATATAATTCACCTCCGGTAAATGTTCAACGCGCGGAAAAGAAATTGACGGATTATACAAGCGAATGTGAAGGAGTTGTTTCACTTTTCCCTACATTTGATCCTAATCAAATACCGCTAAATACTCAAACGCCAACTGCGGTTGGACCGGGATTGAACCCTAATGGTATGAATACCGGATATTTTGTCACTGGCGATTTAAATGTAGAAAATCAAAAGGAAATATTACAAACGATGGGAATATTATTAAACGGTGAATATAGAGAAAACAATCAACCAAGTGGAGTATTTAACTATATAGAAAAATATGTACGGACCAGTGGTAATGCCAAAGACGGATTATATTGTTACAACTTTTGTTTACACACTAATCCATTTGAATATCAGCCATCTGGTGCCATAAATATGAGCAAATTCAAAACAATTGAATTGGAAATAACAACTATGCTTCCATTGGTCGATGATGCGAATTCCGACTTCCAAATTTTATGTGACGCAGAAGGTAATCCAATCGGTGTAAATAAACAAAATTGGCGCCTATATGAGTATAATTATAACATGGTTGTAATGGAAGAAAGATACAATATATTGAGTTTTATCGGAGGAAATTGCGGATTAATGTATGCGCGATAATATATATTATACGCTAAATATATATATGGGTACAACTAAATGGAATAAAAAAGAAAATATGAAAATAAAAAGAGATAAAACGAAGGAATCATTTAAGAAAAAAGATGGAACACACACTTTCACAAACTTACCTACGTTACCAATAGTGGAAGGAAACACTAATATGAATGAAGATAAAGATGAGACGGTTGATAATATCACTACTGAAGATCAAATAGATGATATTTTGGATTCTAGTATTGAAGAAAGTGAGAAGAAATTGGAAGAACGAGCCAAAGGGCTTGCTGAAACTGCTAAAAACATAGGTAAATCTTTTACCAACTTTAATACTCTTGCGGATAGACTCTTCATGGAGAAATACAATGAAGCAAATTTAGGTAAAGATGTAGAAAGACTTCTCACAGATCCAAATGCGTGGATTGTTGATCCCGACGATCCAAACAATAATTCATGCGAATCATTTGAAGGATCAAATGAAGCAGACGTGCCAGACGATATGAATACTACATCAACTAATCCCATCGGTTCATTTACAGCGGCACAAAAAAGCAAAGAATTTCGCCGTGAAGCGAAAAAGGGTATTGCTCTTACCTTACAATATGTAAAACTTTACATAAAAAATATTATGATACTACTTCAAGCGTTACCAAAACTCATAATATTACGTCTAGATTTTGCCGTATATGGTTGTAGAAAGCTTGCTCAACTTTTCTGTGAAATAATCCGAACAGATGTAATATTGGAAAGCGATTTACAAAAACTATTCAATCAAATTGATATTATTATTTATTTTTTCATGGTATTTGTCATTAGCTACAATTGGTTTTTTATCTTTTTCTTTTATGAAAAACAACCTGAAGACGCTAAACAAATTGAAAATAATATGTATAAATACATTTATGTATCTACATCCAAATTTATAAATGACAATGAAGCATTTCCTGCGATATCGATAAAACATTATATGGAATCCGCTGGGTTTTTTATCAAAAATGTATTTTCACCAATTTTTTATATTTTATCCGCAGTGACATTTTTGTTTACGGAGCATTCCGATAAAGTAGGGTTTACAATACCTAATATATTACAAATTTTAGTGACACCTTTTGGTTTTCAAATATTGAATAGTTTACCGGTCAAATACTTATTAACACTTGTTTTATTTTATTACATATTAGAACCATCTGTACATATTATTAAGGATATGGCGGGTTTCAAAATACCAAATATGGCTCCAGGAACACGTTATGCTTCAGTAATTATATATGGATTGATATTGATACTTGGTATATTAGGAATATTTGAAATGTTTTTAGGACCAGATGTATATGGATTTGTTAAAGATATAATGAGCCCAATCGTTGAAAAAATGGAAGACAAGGTGAAAGAAGGTACTGATGATATGACAGACGCGGTCAATAATCTAGCTAATGTAATCGGCGAATCAGTAAAAGAGGCTAAGAAAACTACTATGGAACAATTATTAACACTTGTAGCTACCTTTCTAACGTTCATGTTAAGATGTACATCTTTTTTCACATTATACTCTTATCTCAGCGTAATATTATTTACAATATTTATCGTTTTATCACTATTTCCCATGATGCTTTTTGGTTCTAAAAATTCGTTCATGAATGTAAATAATGCTATTAATAACTCAAATGAACCATGTTTTTCATATAAAACTATGTTAGCTAATTTTTGCGGTTTCATAAATAAACGCTTATTTTTCGCTGTAATGGTTATGATATTAGGATTTTCACTTGATGTATATACGAATCATTTGGGAAATAGTTCGTTAAAAGCTGGGCTATTTACAGTATGTGGTTTATTAATAATATTTTTTGGTAGTGGATTTATGTTTCCAGATACAGTATCTTATTATTTGAATAGCGTTATTTCGGCAATTTTAACTGCCGTATAATATAAACATACGTAAACATATATAAATATTACAACAATAATTATATATGGGTAAGAAAAAGGAGAAACATGGTAAAAAACCAACATCTTCTATGCCGTTTGTCTCTGTATGTACTCCTACGTATAATCGACGACCATTTTTCTCTACATTATTCGAATGTTTCAAAAATCAAGATTATCCAATGAGTCGTATTGAATGGATCATTGTCGACGATGGAACGGATAAAGTTAAGGACTTAATCGACGCAGCGAATATACCTCAAATCAAATATTTTGAATTAGATGAAAAAAAAACATTGGGGTTCAAAAGAAACTATATGCACGATCAAAGCAAAGGTAGCATTATTGTTTATATGGACGACGACGATTATTATCCACCTGATCGCATCAGTCACGCAGTAGACCGTTTGTTGAAAAACCCGAAGGCATTATGCGCTGGATCTAGTGAATTATATATATATTTCAAACATATTCAAAAAATGTACCAGTTTGGTCCATATGGACCCAATCATGCCACTGCGGGTACATTTGCGTTTCGACGAGACCTATTAAAAATCACCAGATATAATGAATCGGCATGTTTGGCAGAAGAAAAAGAATTCTTACACAACTACACGATTCCATTTGTACAACTAGACCCGTTGAGAACAATATTAGTTTTTTCACATAATCAAAATACTTTTGATAAAAAGAAATTGTTGAACTCAGCGCCGAATAAATTTACAAAAGAAAGCGATAAAACTGTTAATACATTTATACGCAGGGAAAATGAAGAAAGTATCAAAAAGTTTTTCATGGAGGACATAGATCCATTATTGGAAACTTATGCTCCAGGCGATCCATCTATGAAACCAGATGTACTAAAACAAATGAAAGAAATAGAAGAACAACGTGCCAAAATGGTGAGTCAGCAAACACCAATGGTAAGTCAACCTGGTAAACCTCCTGAACAACTTGATTTACCGAAAGCAATAAATATAATACAATCAATGCAAGAAACTCTTAGACAAAGAGATAGTAAAATCAAGGAATTAGAAGAAAAAATTAAATTGTTGGAAACTAAATAAATATATTGTTTTATATTAAATATAATACAGTATGACAAACATTAGCGATTTTTTGAAGATAAACACGGATTTAATAGAACAAGATTTTTCGCAAAACGTATGTACTATTTGTTTGGGCGCAATAGGTGATAATAATAAGGCAATAACAAAATGTGGACATAGTTTTTGTTTATCCTGTTTACTTGAGTCATTAGAAAAGAAAAATGCTTGTCCATTGTGTAGAGAAACATTGGAAACAAAACGCCCGGAACGTTATAAGAAAATTACTATTGAAAGCACGGCCAAGTATATTGAAGAAATTATTGATAAGTATGACGTTTCATTAGTATTATATTTATTAAAAAATACACAAAGAAATAGTTACATGAACCTGGTTGTTCATTTGCGCACTATGATGATCGATCTTATTCGTAAATTAATAATATTTCAATATACTTCTACATCAAGTGATGACGAGGAGGAAGACGACGACGATGAAGATGAAGATGATGACGAGGAGGAAGACGACGACGATGAAGATGACAATAATTAATAAATAATATAATTAATTTTCAGCATCATCTTTCAAAGAATTCTTCTCCAAAAACTTGTACATCCTTTTAATATCCAACTTGTTTATATTATCATTATCAAAAACATTCAAATTCTCGTAATTATGTGGAAAAAGCGTTTTGATTTCATTAAATAGACAAATAAGATCCTTTTTATCAATACCTAATTCAAAACACAAATTATTAAAGAATTGCTGATTATTATATTCAGTTGAATATTTTGTCAATATTTTAGTGAAACGTATTTCTTTCAAAGGTTTAGGTTTTATATTTTCATGAAATATTTTATTGTTATAAAATGTTTTTATTAGAGAACTCACTTCATTAAACAACCATATTTGATTTTGAAATGTAATTCTATCAATATAATCCGCATAACAAATATTATTTAATAGTGTCAAATATAAATTAATATCATGTTTCATATTCTTATTATTGAAAAATTCAATGACATTTTCATGCCATAATAAAGAGATAATTGTACGCTCATTATCATTTATATATTGTTGGTGTTGACTTATATGTAAATTGTTTTCAAACAAAATTTTGGTATTTTTCTTAGAGTCCTCATTAAAATCCTTATTATAAATGTGATCAAATATTGTATCGAAGTTCATAGAATTATTATACATATCATATATTTGACTCAATTTACGCAAATCACCTTGTATATATTTTATACATTGATTCTTGTACTTCTCATCTATATATAAAAGTTGGGATATTTGTTCATTTGTGGGGATTTTCAATTCAAACACATGGCATACTTTCATAAGATCCTTTATCTTTTTATCAATGGTGTTGTTACATATACAAATAATTGGATTCATATTTATGTTTTCCAGTTTCTGTTTTTTCGTCTTCTTTTGTCGTACTAATTTTATCAGTGCTGCTATACCACCTTTATCGCCACTATTCATTCCTTCTATTTCATCCATTATTATTGCGATTTTTTTGGTTGTCTTCGTAAACATATGTAATACATTTTTATTGGATATATTGTTACACGCAATATTATCAAATAATGCCTTATTACGCAAATCACTTGTATCATATTGAACAATATCATAATTTATTTTCTTCAATAAATTGTACGCAAATGATGTTTTACCTATACCAGAAGGTCCATAAATAAATATTGCCCGTTTAAAATTTACATCGTCTATTTTTTGTTCATAATTATGTAATAAATTACATATCTCATTTTCAATAGAATCTCTATTTAATATTGTATTTATATTTGACCATATATTTTTCATTATTAAGTATAATAAAAAATATTTATATATTATTTACTTTATTTATTTACTAAACGCCGCGAAACTATTTGTTCTAGGCACAAAACTACTTTCGCCTCTCTGTGGCAATTGGCCATTATATGTATATGGATCCATGGCTGGTGTAGCATGATTAATTAACTGATTACCAGATAGTCTACCATGTTGTTGATAATAACTATTTGTCGCATTTCCTCCGTATCCATATGTAGGTCCTCCGGCATTGTGTGGACCTCTTCCTACATCTCTGATGAAATCGGCTGTACCAGATGCCGAATCTTTGACAAAGTCGGATGTACCAGATACAGTATCATATGCTATATCTACGGTACCGGAAGCAGCATCACGTGCTAATTGACCAGTGCCACTGATTAGATTACCCGCTCCATCCAATACTGTATTTGTTAATTCAAGAGCTCCTGATCCAGCCGATTTCAACAAGTCACTAGTTGTATCCAATGTCTTATTTAAAGCATCTGTACCACTATCCAATGCTTTTCCAGCTACGTCGCCTACAGTTGTAACTGTTGTACTCAATGTACCCGATAAATTTGTATCATTTACTACTGAATTTCCACAGGCGTCCATTGTACCAGACCCCCCGTTTCCGCCGCAGTTGTTACAGTTACCACCGCTAGGACAAGCCGGACAAGCCGGACATACAGGTGGTACAACCTGTGTTTTTAACATATAGTCATTTGAATATCCTCCTATTGGTGTATTTGTGGAATTCCAGTACCAATACCATTTCCAGTATTCATTCATATCTTCATCTGAATCTGGTGCGGGTGGATCATTGGAATCATTTCCACTGGAATCATTTCCACTGGAATCATTTCCACTGGAATCATCACCACTGGAATCATCACCACTGGAATCATCACCACTGGAATCATCACCACTGGAATCATCACCATCATCATAATTAAATTGTACTAAACCATCTTGACCAAATCTAAATACATTATTTGTACCTAAACTATATACTCCATTACTTGAACCACTTTGTTCTCTTCTCAAAATCAAAATCATTGTTGTATATTGTTTTGCTACATATACTACCAAATTACCACCTTTGTTGTCCTTAGCAATAAATCGAGCAGTATTGTTTGAACTCAAATTCTTTGTTGTAGGGAAAACGTAATCAGCAGTAGCTGCTTCATCTAACATAGCACCATTTGTAGATCTCTGATAAATTTGAAGTGAAGATTCGCTATCTGTACTTGTATCAATGTATAAATCACCATTATTAATGTTATAATAAACATTTGTTGCTACTTGATAACAATCTTTCAATGTTTTTCCACCAACAGATACATCATTTGCTGGACCAGCTGTAAAGCTAGATGAAGCCTTATAGTCAACATTCATAGGCGCGGTGTATTCAACAAATGCCAATTCATCTTGCGATTGAAGGTAACCAAAATTGTTTGTACTTGTATTCGAAGCATTATTATTGATCACGTGCATATAAGTGACATAACCATAATTTACGTAATACAATTGATTATTGGCGTAATCAGCATAAGCAGATGGTACTGTCTTTGTATACCAATGATTATACATTGCTGGTAAATCTTCGCCATTTCCTGCTACATTTACACTTGAATCTAATGAATATACTTTGAGGCCATCTACCTCTGTACTTGAAGCATCTATACGTTCACTATTACCATTTCGGTCATATAGTTCAACATATTGAATATCTTCTCCTGAAGCTCCTTCGACGTTTTCTTGTCCCCATACACGAATAATCTTTCCAGATTCAGGATAAAAATAATTATTATCATACAATTTGTAACCACTGGCGTCTGTATCTGGCAATTGATGATCGGAATTAAAAGTAGCAATAGCGTTATAATTGATAAATCCTTCGGAATTACTACATATTTTATACAAAACAAATATTACCAATAAGACAATTGCTATCAAAAATAACCATGTTGGAATCTTAAAAGATAAATTCATATTTATATATTATATATAAGTAAAATAAAAAAGATCATATATTCTTATTTTACGCTAAATACATTTCAACCACTTGAATAATATACTTTATTGAGCCCATATTTCTTCATACACTTTTGTAAAAATAATGTACAACCATAACAGGGTTTCGAATTCATTATAACATCACTATTTGTTCCTCTGCCAAATCGAAAAACATACATATTTGCCCCCTTTAACTTATTATTATCTCCCACTTCTTTAACTACATTCTTTTCTGCGTGTATACTATTATTTGAGTAACCACATCCGCGACTTCTTGAACCGATTTTATTGTGTGCCTGCGCAATTATTTTGCCTCTTGATACTAAAACAGCTACATGTATACTTGTACAATGCCTTTCTTGTATTTTATGTATATTTGGATCATTTCTAAATTGTTCCATTAAGTCTGACATAAATATGACACGAGTATTATAATATGTTATTGGCGTATGTTTATATTTTTAATCATTATTACTAAAAATATAATCAATTTTTCATTTATTTTGCTCTATATGGAATCGCATATGGATTTGATTTGAGTGGAGCAGTTAAATCACCCCCCATACGTGTAATATTGATATTTTCATCGAGTGGTTTACGTTCCATCATTGTGCCCATATTCATAGCAGATGGTGGCTGAGGCAAATAAGATGGAGCAATCTCACGTGTACTTATTAAATCCGAATATTGTTGTTTTGCGCTTTGATTTATGTAATCATTACCCAATTTCATATTACCTTGTACTAAACGCCCTTTGATGGTTGATGCTTTGACATCATTATTTCGCTGATTCAATTCGGCTACATATGATCTTTGTTCGTGTGAACCTGTTCCTGCGCCAACATAATAAAAATCACTTTGTGTCTGACGATTATTGACCACTTGTTGATGAGGCGTCGATTGATGCGCACCTTGTACATGACCATGGAAATTCAAATGACCACTACCCTTTTCTGTCATTTCACGATTAGTAGTTGGCGCACTATTAGTATTGGGTCCATATGAAGCATTTACGTGATACTTGGGGTTTTCGTATAGTCTCATATTACCAATGGTATTTTCTTTACGCGTTGGTTTCAATGCGTCTAAAAGAGGCGAAAGAGCTGCGCCAAAAGCGCCTCCAATGGCACCAAAGTATCCTTCATCCATATTAGAAGATCTATTATTTGGATATGCCATTTTGCTTTTAATACCATAATCAGACTCAGTAGCATTTCCGTGACCCACCGCATTTGCTACACGTAATGGATACGAACCTAATTGCTGCTTATGTGGATCATGATGCTCTCCATCAATATAATAGGAATTATTACCATAAGCTGCTACACCGGAATATGAAACAGCAGTGTCGGGACGAGATACATGACGATCAATTGGTATTGAACGCATAGTTTGACCTTTTTCTAAACCAGTTGTTGTCATGTATCTATCTTGTTTCATTTCAAAAGACGTATCCGGTCGATGTTTTTCTTGAATACCTTGTTGGCCACGAGTTTTAATGTAACTATTTGCCGGACCTTCGTAACCTAGTAAGTTGTATGATACTTTGGGGTCAGTAACTACACGCAATTCATCCACTGTCTTAGGCATCCATGCTTTACGGTCCATCATACCGGAATTGAATCCATCAGCACCTTGTGTTGTATATCCTAAACCTAAACCTGGTCCAACATTTTCTTCTTGAAATGGTTTTACATTTGCCATTCGCAAACTAGGATTCACACGTGACTGCATGAAATCACTGTGATTCGGTGTACCATGAGCATATTGTGTATTATCTTCAGGAGCAAATAATGGTGCCTGCTCACTTTTTGTTATAAATTGTGTCCCTGATCCATTCATACTATCTAAAATAGATTCATTCGAATTGAAGTTGTTTATTTTGGCATTCTTCAATGACCCGTTAAAGGGTACCATATTGGCATGTTTAAAATATTCAGCATTTACTTGATCTCCTGTTAAAGAGTAATATGTTGCATCGCCCATTTCGTATGCGTCTTTTGCTAAAGTATTATCTTCAAAAAATTTGTCGGTATACGCAACATTTGGACTATACTTGTTCATAGATGATAACTTCGATGTTGCTTGGCTTTCAGAATTATCCACATTTTTCGGATAATTTACATCTGGATTATTTGTATTTGGCAATGATTTGAAACCTTCCTTCTTTTTATTACAAGCTACATATAATCCACCTATTGCGACAATTGGTATAGCTAATTCCATATTATATATTATATATTTATTTTTATACTAATATATAACCTTTTCATAATATACTAAATTATAAATCCATACTTTTTATATTTCATTATTTTTTCATACTTTTCTTACGAAATTATCCTTTAATGACATACGTGTATGTTCATTGAAGCTAAATGGAATTTCTACATGTTTTTGTTTGTCTTCCAATGGATATTCCCATCTAAGTGTTTCCATATCTCTAAAAATCCAAGCTGGAACAGAAGCACGCGAATCATCTACATAGGCCGCTTCACTTGGATAACTAATTTCGCTTGTTACTGCTTCTATATCTTTGTAATTTTTCATATTTCTGGATAAACGATTATTCATATTTCTAAAATCGCTTTCCATTTCAATTGTATTATTTCGCAAATTGGCCCCCCATTTTTGTAATCGAATATTTACATCTTCTACGTATGGATTCTGAGGACCTGGACCCGGTGTATTCAATTGGTATAGCCCTACACTTAAACTTTCTTGTAGTCGTTTCTGTATTCTAGCATCATCATCATTGAATCGTGTTAAAGACATTATATAATTAAAAAATATTAAAATTATGTATTTTATATTTACGTTTTTATGAATATTTTTGTAAAATTGCTTTGGGTATAAGCTGCTCTATTAACGGCTCCATTTTTTTAAAACATTTATTAATTGTTACTTCACTAACGCCACAAATACATTTTATATCATTTTTACTAATATTCAGACTACATACATTACATATTAAATAGATAATACCAGCAGCAATTGAGTGAGGAGCATTATCATTTACCATACTCATCGATTCGATTTTTTTACACACAAACATCGATAATTTAGTTAATTCCGTGTTTATATTCAGTTTACTACAATATCTCTCTATGAATGATATAGGTTTAGTTGTACCTAAATTTGTTTGTTCATCGGGATTATAATTACGCTCAATGTTATTCAATATAGTCACTGCCATAGAACATCCCGTAGTTGTACTCGTTTTATCTAATTTGAATATATCTGCGATTTCGTGTGCTGTTCGAGGACAACCATTCAATCGACAACTGATATAGATCGATGCTGCTTTGATTCCGTCACGATTTAATCCTCTAAACATTTTTTGTTCCGATATATCTTTGTGAATAGATATAGCATCATCTATAAATATTTTAGGAATACCCGAATTTTGCGCCATTGTAGTTATAAACTGAAACTCCGAATACAATGATTTTTCGCGATGTGGCATTGATTGCCATTCCGTCCATCGTCTTATTTTGCGCATTTCATAGCTTGAATTATTGTTACATAATACTTTACAACCAAATGAAGACTCTATTAATAGTGGATTTATAGGGTTTCCACATCGCGTAGGATCATTTGTACTTTTATCATCGTTGTAGTGTCTCCATTCCGGCGAATAGTCCAACGTTTCATTGTATATAACCCCACATTGACTATTTGAACATGTTGGAAATCCATTTTCTGCTATTACTAAAACATTCTTACATAAATAACATAAATCGATCTCACTTGGTTCTTCTTGTATTTTAGTTGTTTCTTTTACTTCGTTGTCAAAAGCCTCCCATAATTTGTTTTTCTCTTGTTTAGAATAATGATTCTGTTTCTTTTGTGTCCTTCTTTTCTCAGCGGTATGGTTTACATAAATTTGTGATTGCATTATAATATTTTAAATTAAAAATATATTAATTAAACGCATTCAATTTTTTTTACAATTATATATTAGTATGAGTACTATAGAAATTACGAAAGAAAATGCCGATGAAGTAGTGGATGAATTAATGAACGACCCAGATTTTTTAAAAACATTTCAAAAAAACATCAATAAACATATGAAAGAATATATCGGTCAAATGCAAACATATAAAAGAAATAGCGCTAATTTTGAATATCAACCTTATGTAGATTATGCTAGAAAAAAACAAGAAGATAGAGTACTCATGAAACAAGCATTGGCTATAATTAATGCCTATTCAGTTGAAGATTATTTCTCAATTATAGAGAAATGTGTGGAAAATGTAATAAGAGATAATCATGAATTACAAGAGGAAGGTACTATGAGTCCTATGCACCAAGATTCTACTGATGAAAGCAAGGTTTATCAGCGTATATTTAAATGTAATGGAAAATTTTATCAAAAATATTTTGACGTTTATTCAAAAAACTTTATATCACAGTTAAATATAGCAATGAAAGATAAAATCGAACCTAAACCTCCAAAAAGTGTAGTTGGCGGTGATGACAAGGCAAAATTAGAAGAACTCGAAAAAGAAAACGAAAAACTTAAAGAAGAAATCAAAAAACTTATAGAAAAAATTGAAGGTGGTATAAATACGCTATTAAAGGACCCCCTCTTCGTTAGTAAGTTAATGGCTCAAAAAGGAATAAAATATGCTATAAAAACTGCTATAAAAAGTGCTGTGACTCCATCGACTACTCCAACCCCATCAGCGCCTATAATACAAGGTACGGTTATTGATCAACAAACGGCAACCAACGACGGTGCGGTGGTACAAGGTGTCTTACCACCAAAAAATTTTGATACACAAATTGTTAAAGCTGCGGTCGATAATGCTATCGCGTCAAATGCTACCATTTTAGAAACAGTATCCGATAGTGTTTTCCAATCTATATGTAGAAATGATGAGTTATTGAATAATTTGAAAACCACTACTACAGAAAAATTTGATTCTAATATCGATAATATATTAAATTTATTACTATCACAAACGAGTGATAAAAAGGGTGATCAACAAAAGGGTGGACAAAGAACAAGAAAAAGGAAAAATAAATCTATTAAAAATATATATATAAAATAAATGGACGAATCCGATGATGCCAAAACTAAAATAACAGATAAATTATCACAGATATATAAGAATACATTTTTATCAACTAACATTAACACAGAATCATTTAAAGATCAGTTGATGAAAAGACTAAAATTCTTTAAAAAAAAACTCGATAATAAGAATAAAACGAATAAAAAAAGAAGTATATTAAGAAAAACAGTAAAAACAAAAAGATCTAAGAATGTACCTCCTAACAATTAAATCACCGACAATGCTTTATCATTAACTGGTTTATTTTTTCATAACTGTAAAAATTAACTCCATTCACAAAGAAGGAACGAAAAATACATATACCTAATCCTCTACATAGATTCTTTTTCTGATATGCCTCACTTATAGTTTTACACGATTCATTTAACATACGTGTTTTTATTGTGTCAAGTGGATATGTAAATAGCCATGAGGCCACTCCGGCCAAATAACCACTGAGAAATATGGGCACATTATATTCTTTAGCAGTTTGATAAGTCGTAAAATATATGAATGTAGATGGAATTTCACTTGCCGCAACAATCGGTAATTGTTTGTATGATCTCTTAATAAATGAACAATTGAATTTATATTTGATATTATATTGCGACATTACCTTTAGTTTATCAAATGGTGTTAATATAAGTGTACATACACACGCTGTATATAAATTTGAAATATACTTATTTTCTATGCGATTCATGAAAAAATTGTTCAATCCGAAAACCGTGGAATTTGTTAAAGTATTTTGAATTAATGGATATTTAATACCGCGAAATAATGATAAAGTATTGAGGTTTTTCATGTATTTAGTATTATCTTGACTACTTTGGCGCAATGTTTTCAATGTATCAAATGGGTATCCTAAAAAAATGTGGATCATACCTGAAATCGACGAACTTGCCAAAGAAATGTATGTTGGTATCTTCTCTGTCATACTATACAATAAATATAAATTATTAACTTTATTTATATTTATTTGTGGAGAATCCAGGTATCGATCCTGGTACCTCGCGCATGCTAAGCGCGCGCTCTACCATCTGAGCTAAATCCCCGTGCGACAACTGTAGGATTCGAACCTACGCATCCATTGGATAATGCCTTAGCAGGGCATCGCCTTAACCACTCGGCCAAGTTGCCATGTCCTATCTATAAAACTTATTTATTTTTTGTAATGAATATTAATATTATTTATTCTTTTTTTTTGTTTTATTTTTTTTATTACCACCACGCATTATTGCCCTTCGCGATGATGAATCCTTTATTGACAATGTTCTACTTGAACCAGTGAGTCTTGCCAATACATATGTACCTCCGCCAGTTATCATACTGACGCCTGCTCCCGTTAATTTGTAACATAACATAAGACCATATTTCAACTGAGCAGAATTAACGTGTGCTGTATTTTTCATACCATCCATTGTACCTTCCAACATACATGACATCATATTATCTGGGTTAACGTAAGCACTGATCGCATCTGTAGCTATATTAGAGCTAGCGGACAAACATTGACGTCTAACCCTATTCTCAATATCATACATTACTTCTTTACTAATAGAATTCATTAATGTCATAGGTAAACGTTCCATGGTTACTTTGAAATTTGTAAATATATCTACTAAAGTTATATTTAGTTCATATGCTTCATTCAAACCATTTAAATTCTCTATTGCTAAATATATCAATATTATACCGGTAAGAACCGAAAGTAACGAAACACAAAAACTAAAATTAAAAAATGCCTTTTTTTCCTTTCTTTCTACTAATACTACACTATTTTCGTCGCTATTTTCATCGCTATTATCACCCCCCTTTGTTTTACCCTTTCTTTTTCTACCTGTCTTACTTTTTCTGCTTTTTCCTTCATTTATGATAAATGTACCACTATGTAAAGTATAGTCTACATCTGCTATATATTGAGCGATTTTTGCTCTACCTTTTTTATCAAAACAATGTGTTATAATTTTATTGACATCTTCATTTGATCGTAATAAATTATCAAATTCATCTAAAAGCTCTTCATTTGATATTTTATTATGTTTTAATTCTAAATTCCACAGTGGTTTCAGTTCATTTACTGTGTGAATTGCTTTTGCTACATTTCCTAATAATTTCTTCATATCATTTTGAGTTGATTTACTTAAACTCATATATATATCATAAAGAAAATTATGATTCACTATTTGCTTTATCTAAAATTTCATCATTGTGTGCCTTGATACCTTCTTCTGTCGCTACCTCTCGACTTTCAAAGTCAATATTTTCTTTAACGCCCACTAAATTACCACTGCTATCAATTGTTTGTGTTAGTGTATTTCCGGATTCCTTTGCTTTTTTGATATTTTCCTCAATTGCTTTACGCTTTGTTTCCAATACCCTTCTATCGAACTCTTCCTTTGCCTTCGTTTCATTCTTCAATTTTTCATGATGAAGTTGATTCAATTCGTCTTCCATGAATTCTACACGCCCGGTTTTATAAGCATCTGGGTCCCATGGGATCCACATTCCAACTGGTCCAACGTAAATATCATGATTAGGGTCGATTTCACGCAACTTCTTACATTTCATCTCGGCTTCTTCTTGCGTCTGAAATACACCTCTAATTTTCAATCCTCTTACTGAAGTTTGGAAGTCATATGCCTTTTGAAAATCTACATTCAATCTATCCTCATTTTGTTCTAAAAATATCTTGAAATCATCGCTAAACAATGAATCCTTTAGCTGTTCCTTTTCCTCTTTCACAAACTCTTGAAAATCTTGTAATACATCATCCACTTTCAAATTATATTTATATGAGAAAAAGTTTAAAAAATCCGATGTTTTAGTAACAATTTTTGTATATTCCCATTGTTTAACGAATTGTTCGAAATTGTATACATCGCGCTGCTTTAAAATCTTTTCTGGTGATACAAAGGACAAACATGCGAATTTTTGACCAGATATTGGCGCATCTTCATCGCACAAATCAATATATTTAGGATTTGGTTGTCCGTTTATTGTTTTTTTCTCAAAAGAAGACATTATAAGTTTTTTTATTGGTATTCTTTTAAATTATTTTTCTTATATTATAATATAAATGACTAGTTTTGATGTCAATGAACTTTTAAAACGCATTTTCAAATATTTAATCGAAGGTGTATTCGTTGCTGTTGCCGCTTACACTATTCCTAAAAAGGCCCTTAATATTGAAGAAATCGTGATTATCGGTTTGATGGCAGCTGCTACATTCTCTGTATTGGATGTATTTGTTCCTTCCATTGCCTCCAGTGCTCGCGGTGGTGCCGGTTTCGGTATTGGTGCCAATCTTGTTGGTTTCCCTCGTATTAATATGCTATAAATATAAAATACACGTAAAATTCATGTAAAATAAACCCTATTTTATATGAATTTCCAAAAAAATTGATTTGTTTTTTGAACATTAGGCTACATGTATAAATCAACCAAGTTCATACGCAATTACTACATACACAATGATGAGTCCAGTTATCAACGAATGCTACTATCTTCAGACTTTGGTCGACAGCTTATCTCGTGAACAAATGTATATTGGACCCGAGACTGATTGTGATGTTCCTAGCAAACCGCTCATACCGAATGCTAGAAGAAATATTCGTGAATTCTTGACTCACCCTGACATTCAGATCAGACAGTATGCTACTTCCAGTGGCGGAGCAAGGGTTCACAAGTTGTTTCGCGCAGAAGATGGCACGATATACCGTGTGTATATCGCATATAGATGTGTCAGAGTATACTACTTGACGCGGTACTTACTCAGCGACATCTTCGAAGAAGACGATATGCCTGAGTTTGAAGACCCCGTATTCTTGACGGAGCCCATAGTCGAAAATCAAAATATTGAGAGTCAGGTAAGTCCATCAAATGATAACATTAACACAATTAACATGATAGATACTGAAGTCGCAGATATTATTCCGAGACCATTGTCTATTGAGAATTTGCCGCCAAGGTATGAACGCGAGCTTATGTCTTGGTTAACGGATCAGCAGAGACTCGAGATTAACCACCTCGAGAAGTTGTCACAAAACTTGTATGCCGAACAAATGTACATACCTACTGGAATGGTATGTGCCGAGATTTCTCATCATTATTTTGAGAATGCGCGGCGAATCATTCGTGAATTCATGGATAATCCTGAGCTCAGAGTGGTAGTATACGGATATTCAAGTGGTGGCGCAAGAATACACAAGCTGTTTCGCGCGTCAAATGGCGATATATTTCAGGTCTACGTTGATGTTGACAGAGGTCCTAGAATATACTTTTTGACAGACTACTTGGTCGAGTATATTTATGCAGACTCCAACTGCGAAATCCCTGCCAGTATTGAGATGTTGTGGGAATGGCATTCAGGTAAAGTATAGTTAGATATTTGTAGTTAGGTAGTTAGATATAAAACTTTTTTCATGAATTTAATAAAAAATTGATTCTATTATATTGTATTATAAATATTATTATAATACCATGTCCGCACCTGTTAATTTTGATGAACAATACGCACGCGCTAGAAAAACCATTGAACAAGCCATTGCAAATAAACAAACCATTGTGTTATTCGGTGGCGATGCTACTGGTAAATCACATATTTGTGAAGACTTGAAAAACAAGTTTTTAGAAAAGGATTATTCATTCTACTTCTATGATAAAAATAGCCATAAAAATTTTGATTATAATACACCTTGTGTTGTACAAACAGATAATATAGAATGTCTATCGCATATTAATAGATATGTAAAATCCGATGAATTGGGTGTGGTCTTTGTAAATATGAATTATCATTCACATCCTTCATTCCAAAGGAATACATAATACAAGGGGTATAATCCTATATTAGGGGGCACATAAAATATACGTAAAATAAACCCTATTTTATATGAATTTCCAAAAAAATTGATTTGTTTTTTGAAGGTGATGAGATATACATAAAACTCCTGACATATTATATACCAAGCATGACAGCCAACGTGATTAACAACGTGATCGATACTACAGTGCCAAGTCTTATTCCGACCCAATTGTCGCATGTGAATTCTCTTCCAGATGATAATCGTGAGTCAAGTGAGATTAACCACCTCGAGACTTTGTCGAAAAACTTGATGGCCGAACAAATGTACATACCTACTGGAATGGTATGTGCCGAGATTTCTCATCATTATTTTGAGAATGCGCGGCAAATCATTCGTGAATTCATGGATAATCCTGAGCTCAGAGTGGTAGTATACGGATATTCAAGTGGTGGCGCAAGAATACACAAGCTGTTTCGCGCGTCAAATGGCGATATATTTCAGGTCTACGATGTTGTTGGCAGAGGACCCAGAATATACTTTCTCACCCACTACTTGCTCGAGTATATTTACGAGTATTCCAACACCGAAATGCCCGCATTTGCTATATCCGCAAGAGTCCAGGACGTAATCGACCAAGAGATAGAAGGTATAGTTAGTTAGATATTTGTAGTTAGAAATTTGTAGTTATAAGTAAATATATATGACCATTTTTTATCAAAAATGATTCTATTATACGTTAATATAACTTAATATTACGAATTCTCTAACCACCACATGTTATAAACATTCATTTCGTTATTTTCACCTATAATATGTTTAATACCCTGTTCAAACGAATATTTTTCATTTGTAACCGTATTCAGATAAAATCCATTTTTATATTGAATTAAATAAGATGTATATGAAACATCATCATATATAAATTTCCAGGTGTCATGAATATTTTTTTCATGCTTCATTATCTACACTATTCAATAGTAACTATTTAAACCCTTGAAGATTTAAAATGGGACATTTTCAATCGTTTAAGGGTCAGATATCAGTATCGAATTAAAATCCAGAACACCGGAGGCGTTCCATTTTAAATCTTCACTGATATAAATGCTTTCAAAATAAGAATAATTTCATTATATGGTATAATAAATTTATTATAATACCATCTCTTTCGTACAAGGGGCATAATCCTATATTAGGGGGTTCGCACAAGGGGCATAATCCTATATTAGGGGGTTCGCACAAGGGGCATAATCCTATATTAGGGGGTTCGCACAAGGGGCATAATCCTATATTAGGGGG